CCATGATTCAACACTCCTTTTACAAGAGTGTATCATAGACTGTCGTAAAAAGCAATGCAAAAGCCCGGCCTCCCAGCGTTAAGGAAGTCGGGCTTGTTCATTATAATGGCCGCGCCGTTGTTACTTCAGAAGTTCGGCAATCTCTTCAGCAGTCATACCGCTGGCCAGTGCGTTGGCAACAATATCTTCCGCCTTTTTACGATTCAGCTCTGCTGCAATCTTTTCGTCAGCATCAGCCTTTTTCTTTTCGAGCTTGGTGATCTCTTTATTGAGTTTTTTCAACTCCGCCTCTTTTGCTTTACGCTGGGCGTTCAGTGTAGCGATATCATCACCAATAGTTGCAATCTCCTGAGCAATAGATTCTGCGGCAGTATTCTTTTCAGCAATCTGTGCCGCATAATCGATACCGTCAAGAACTTTTACTTTGTTCTTGCTTCCTTTAGGTCTAGCCATAATATAATACCTCCGTATATTTTGAATACGCGATTGTACTTTTATTATAGCCAGAATATCGTATGTAGTCAACGAATATTTTATTTTCTCCTATTTGTATCGCGCCAGAGAATAGCGCGTCTCCTCGTTTCCACCTACTTCTTTAAGTCGTCTGGTTACGTCTGAGGTGGACTTCTGAACTTTTGTCCAGAACTGACTATCCTTCCAGTGGTTGCTCACTGACCCTTTTTAGTCGATGAACCTCTTCTATTATAATAGGATATATAATACATTTTTCTGAGCAAAACTCACTTGACAGATTATTCCAACAAGAGTAAACTCTTAATTGCGAATCTGCTCCTCCAACAATATTGAGCCTAACGGTACGCGGACTTGCCAATGGTAGCTGGCTGACGTGACCTCGCGCCGTCCAAAAGATCTGCAAAGCTTATTGTTAGGAAGGAGGTCATGGACATGGCAACGATTCGGGCTACCATCCTTAGCGTGGCAGAGTTCGTTACGACGTTGGGCTATGCTCTGTACGTCATTGCGTACTTAATGCGTTAAGTGAGGGCCGTAGGGTGTGTTCATGGCACATTCTACGGCTTAGTTTTTGTGTGGTTTTGCACAGAAAAATGTATTATATCAAACTTTCATATTAGAAGTCGGCTGCTGACCGCCCATTATAAACGCTACTTAGCACTCGATTGTTGCCATATTTTGACAATACGATAAATCCGAGTTTTTATCTCAGCATATAGCATCCATATCCTTGTTTCTATCTTTCGATTCCTACATTATATAAATGTAGGCGATATGGCTCTTAGGGTTTCCCAGCACTCTAGGGGCTATTTTATTTTTACATGGTGCCGCATCCTATATTTTATACGCAACAAATATAAGAGGGCATATTAACTTTACCCGCACCATTTTTGAGCTTTCCGCTCATCTGCATTACAGACAACACGCCAGAGATGGCAGCTGTCAAAGTGGGTAATGCACCTGCAAATTTTACAGCACTATCTGCACCGTCAACAAAAACTGTGGCAAGGCTTACAAAGAACTTCGGAATATCTGACTTCATCAAATCCGTACTAAACTTCTGGAATGCAGAATCAAGCTGATTAAGCTTCGCCTGCAAGGAATCCATGTACGTCTGGTTCTCACGCATTGCGCTGCCGCTAGAATTAAGCGCCTGCTTCATGGCATCTTCAGCAACGCTAAAATTATTCAGCAGGGCAGATGTACTCTGACCTCCTCTCTTTCCAGAAATCAACTCAGTAATATTTGCCTGCGTTGTGTCAGACAGATCTTTCCAAACCTCAGAAAGTTCCTTCATAATCTGATAAGTTGATTTGAAGGTATTATCATCCTTCATAATATCAACACCAGCAAGTTGCTTCAACTCAGATCGAAGTTCGGATACAGAATCTGCCATCCCATCTGTTGCGATACCGGCATTTTCCGCATCTGTTTTTGAAGCACGAAGGTACATACTTAAAGTTTTTAGGTAGGTGCCACTCGTATCGGCGTCCTGAAGTACACCATTTACAGCAGCCGCCAAACTAAGCGTCTCCTGATATGTATTTCCGGCGGCAGACATCGCAGCGGAACTTTTCTGCATTATAATTCCAAGGTCGTTCATACTGACCGGTTCAGTATTAGCGATTTGATTCATGCAGTCCAGAAGACGCTCTGCATCATCAGCAACCAATCCAAAACCTTGCATTGCAGAAATCAGGTAAGAGGAAGCAGTCGTTGCGTTATCTATCTGGTCTCCAACGTTAGCCATAAGAGCAGATACACGAGCAAGCTCTTCTGAATCTTTATCAGTGTATCCAAGGCGTTTCCAATCGGCTGTGCTACTCACAAGATCAGAGATATTCGCACCAAGCTCACGAGCGTTTATTGCAGTTCTATCGAGATATTCATTCATCTCGTCGCCAGTCATTTTACTGACCTTTTTAAGCTCTGTTACAGCCGTGTCCAGTTCCAGAACATTATCATAAACCTCTCGCAGACCTTGCTTGACCATTGCAACGCCAGCCATAGCAATAGCAGTCTGGAAGTGCTCTTTGAACAGACGAGACAGTTTTTGACCAAGCGTTTCAGTTTCTAATCCAGCTTTATAACAAGCGTTTTTAAAGTTCTCAACCGCCTGCTCTCCAGCTTTAAAATACGTACTAGAGTCCTTTAACATTGCAAGAATTCTCTCGTATTCCTGCTCGTATTCACTGCCATTAAATGCACTTGTTAAAGAATCTTTGTATTTTTGAAGCTCACGAATCAAATTATCGAGATGAAGTCTGTTATCGAGCTCTTTCCCTGTCAATTTTGACTCACTGGAAAGATTAGCAAACGATATGTTTGTTGCATCTATTGCAGTTCTTAAAGTATTAAACTGAAGATAGAGACCACTCAAATCACCAGTCTCGATAGCTTGTCTTAAACCTAACGACAGACTTTGAACTCTTCGCTCAATTTCTGGAAGACTGTTTCGTAAATTAACAAGCTCTTGGTTATCAGGATTGATTGAATCAACACTATGTAACTTTATACTTAATGTGGCGTACTCTTTTATAAAGTTTTGAATAGCAATTCTTGAATTATCAAGTTGCTTTGCAAAAGAATTATCTGATTGAAACTGAAGCTTTTGCTGTAATTTATCTAACTCGCTACCTTCACCTATAGAAATATACTCTCTAAGAGTATTCATAAGGTTAGTTAATTCTGTTTCTGCTTCAGCCAAACGTCTTTGCCAAACTTCAATTTGACTACCTTGTTTTGAAGGGTCAGCGGTAGATAACTTGTTATTTAATTCTCCAATCTCTTTAACAAGTGAATAAAATTCTTTTTGACCTGATTTTGCTTGAATATCTGCTAGTCGAGCAGCAAACAACGCACTACGATTATTTAACTCATTCATGATGGTATCGAGCTTACTGAATTCTCCAATCTCGATATTACCACTAAGCTCATTCATGAGCTCTGTCATACGAGTGCCCATCTCGTCAAGCTGACGATTACATTCCTCAAGCTCTCTTACACTACCTTCCGGTAGCATCATTGCTTTATTATTTAGGTCATTAACTTTTTTTACCAGATCGTAAAATTCTTGCATTCTTGCATTGAGTGCCGCAACCTGTTCAGTATCAGCCTTTTTTGCAACAGCAAGATTTTCCTTTCCTGTAACTTTTTGAGTTAATTTATCAAGGTCGCTTCCTTCTTCAATATTGATATACTCACCGTAAGTATTCATCAACTCGGTAAGACGACCTTCTGCAATTTGTAATTGACGAGTCCACTCCTCAATTTGATTTGTCTGTTTTGAATAATCTGCTGTTTCAATTTTTGTATTTAGTTCACCGATTTCTTTAACAAGGTTTCCAAATTCGGTTTTACCAGCAGCAACCTCTGCATCCTTGAGTCTCGCAACAACCATTGCGGTGCGCTGTTCAAGAACCTTCATTTCCGATTCAAGTTGACTCATTGAGCCAATTTCAATCTTATCGGAAAGCTCGTTCATAAGGATCTTCATCCTTGTTCCGGCTTCATCAATGAGTTTATTATATTCTTTTAACTCATTTACGTTTCCGTCTGGAAGTGACAGAGCCTTATTATTTAACGTATTTACCTTTTCAACAAGAGAGTAGAATTCTTTTAACTTCTTTTCTGACTCGTCAACATCAACATTAACTTTAATTGCTCCATTACTCTTGCTTGTTGATCCTTGAACCTTTTTAGCTGCCTTCTGCACAGCAGCATCAATATTAGATTCATCTATTTTCAAAGTGAGTTTTGGAGACTCTACCTTTTTAATGATTCGCTTCAATGCGGCATTAACATTGCCGATGGTTGCGCCTTCGTTTACACCAAAAGCAATCTCCACAGGAGCCTTTTTAAAACTGTTTTGAACTCCTTTAAATTGATTTTTTAACTCCTCGGTAGTAGTATCAAGAACGACCTTGACCTTTATGGCCGTTACAGAGGAAGTATCAGCACTACTTGCGGTGTTTGTATTATCCGCCATACCGTTGGTCACCTCTCTTTTCCATTTTCAACATTCCTTTCAAAACAAAAAAGAGAAGCGGCCAGCTCCTTAAAGCCAGCCCTCCTCTCATTGAATCTTATTCCAAATAAATTCTCATAAAAGATGGCTTTTACAATCCATGTAAAGCCGTCTTAACAATCATTGCTGCCTCGACTTGCGCAGGAGCAATAAACGGACGTGCAGGGCGATATTCTTTCTGCCCACCAGACCGAAGATAATAACTCAGATCCATCCAAAGACCATTCTCAATCCAGTTCGCAAACATAGTTCCACCAACAGCCGCGTTCTCACGCTCATCAAATAGAATATTTGCTCCACCATATTCGTTCCAAACAATCGGTGAGTTACCAAAATGATATTCTCTGTACAATAAAGTATCTGCTACACGTTGAGAATCTAACTTTTTCCCACCAAGAAAATAAGACGGTTGCGGTTTTGCAATATCTTTTACAATCATCGTAACAGTATTCCCATCACGAGTCACACTACTTACAATATTACTTGCATCTTCGATTCCAGCAGAGCGAGCGGACTGTGATTTAATATTTCTCCTTGCACTTGTCTGTAAAACGGTTTCAATTTGCGGAGTTACGTCCTGCATAATCTGCTCCACACCATCTGCTACATCACTCAATAGGTCATCGAAGTTTGTGTATGATTGTTTCATTCACTCCACCTCAAATCTCAAACCGATCCTTTGCAGATTGAATCTTTGTCGTATCCTTTTTGATGTAATACTTGTTGGTCACATCCGTGCCAGCATGGTTCAGCAAGGAAGAGACATCTTCCAGGCTCATACCCGCATTCTTCAGCAGGGTAGCACCACTGTGCCGGAAATCGTGCGGGTGCAGCGTAGGCTCATCAATCATCTCGCCAATCTTCTTACACCAGTCACCGGCAGTGCTTGAAGTAATCGGCATCCATGCGCCATTGATTTTTGTGCCAACGAACACATAGCCACCATCCTCAATATCGTGCTCAGTGCGGTATTCCTTCAGTTCTTTCAAAAGCTCAGAAACTTCCTTACTAAACATCAAATCTACGATTTTACCTTCTTTTTCCAGAACGTCATGCACCATGCGGTTCTCATAGTCGATAGACTTCCAAAGCGTATTCCGCACAGCATTGACACGAGCCATCGTTGATAGCGAGAACAGTGCATACAGACGCAGCGTCATCGCATTATCCTTCATGTGAACGGTGGTCGCAGATTCAACCAGAGCGTTCAGCTTCTCTCGCATCAACTTAACCTCATCAGGCGTAAGGTATGTCTGCTTCACAACAGCCACATCCTTGGTCGGTCGGTCAATGAACTCCATCGGATTTTCTTTAATGATTTTCTTCTTGCGAAGATACCGGTACAGCGCAGAAATCGTACTCATACGTCGCTTCATACGAGCAGAGTTATTTCCGTGCTTCTTACAGTAGAACAGAAATTCCTCAATATCCTCTTCTTCAAGTTCCGTAACAGGAGCATTACCCTGATTGTCCAGAACATAAATCATCCACTGCTTGAAATCCGATTCATAATTGTAAACAGTAGACGGGCTGAGATCACGGATGCCCATATCAGTCTCATATCTATCCCAGTATTTCAAAGACACTGGGTTCACGTTCTTGAACTTCTCAGCATCCCATAACTTCAGCGGTTTACTTCTTGTAGCCATATTAAAATTCCCTCCAACCCACCTCTAAAAGTGTTTATTCCTTTTTATCTTTTGCCAGCACAGCAGAGATCTCCTGCTTATTGTCCAGCAGGGCAGAAGTCACTTCAGAAAACTTCTCGACGTCAAAGTCATTCAAGTTGCCCTTCACATCATTCAAATAGTTCTCAATAAAGTCAACGAAATCAGAAATGCGGTCGGGCTTCTTGATAATCTCATTGAGTTTGCCACAGAGACCTAGAACCAACCATTCCTTATGAGAGCGGTCAATCTGCTCGTGAACGGCCTTCTCCAGAGAATCATACTGATCCCAGAACACAGCAGTATCACAACCAGCCTTGTTAATCTTGAAATTGAAAGACTCGTAAGCAATACGCGGCCACTCACTCTGCGGCTCGCTACGATAGTCATAATCTGCAAAATACTTCAGGATAGTCAACCGGAACACCACATCGAGCAGTGCGGGCTGATAATCACCATCGATAGTACATGCCTTGACTACTTCATCAAGAAACTCATTTCGCTCCTGAAAATTTAAAACCTTCATTTTATTTCCCTTTCGTCTGTGCTTGCTTTAATTTCTTTCGCTCTTTTCGAGCTTTTTTTAGGTCGTCGTAATCGACCCAACCTCCATCAATTTTGGAGTATGTAATCCAGCGGTAATCTACATCAGGGTACTTGAACCAGAACATCTTGCGCTTCATCAGCGCAACACTATCAGCGAATCCTTTCGTATCAATCACTTGTTTGCTGCCATCTCGATATGTAATTTCATAGTCCGCCACATAATCAATCTTCCGCACCGCTACGTCCTTTCCGTCTTTATCGACCCGGCGGAACGCTTCCTGCAGAAGGAAGGGGACTTGCTTACGACACTCTACAATTTCGCCGCTTGCCAGTCTTGGCAATACAATATCTCGATAAAACAACATTTCTGCCTTACTATCATAAACTACGCCATCGTATGTTCTATCTGCTGGATTCTTACTGACATTAAACTTTGTCCTGTTCTTTTTCTCCATAAAACCACCACGAAAAACAAAGGGGCGGTTATGCCCGCCCCTTACGATTTGATGTTCTCTTAACTACCGGCTTCACGGGCGTCTCATCCTTTACATCACTAGATGACTCATTCTCAGCCTTTGCAGGCTCATCCATGATCTCATGGAAAACATCACGAACAGCTGGGATAAAAGTCTCTACCTCGGCTTCCGTAACATTTTTGTACTTGCGCATCAAAAGAGTAGTCAGATCTGCTTTTGCCGTCTCTTTTGAAATAATTCCCTGACGATACTGGTTTACGGCAGTCCACACAAGAAAGTGCGGCTCAGTGTCGCAAATCATTCGCCAAGGATTAAGACGCGCATCCTGCTCGCAATGCGGGCAAACCGGATATTCTTTTCCGCAAGTACGGCACCAATTCAGATTTGCCATTAGGCAGCAGCAGTCTCAATACGGAACAGGCGCTTGTCTTCAGAGCAGTATTCCTGAGTAGCGCTAATCTTGACCGGATGAGCCAGCTCATTGGTGAAAGTCATATCGATAGCATTATCCATCTTGGCATTCGGGAAGATGATACGCATCAGCTTCTTGTTTGCCTTATCGCAGGGATTGTAGCAGAATGCCTCAATTACGAACTCGCCTTCGGTAGAGAACTTATCGGCGCTATCATTGATAGCAATACCCTCCTCGCTCTCGTACTGATACTTCACAACAAAGCGGTCACCAGCCTTCAGATTTGCACCAGTGGGCAGAGTGACCTCAGTACCAGTAACAGAGAACTGAGACTCTGCGGTCTCACCCAGCTCAAAGGTCTTCAGTGCATTACCCTGACCATCGACCAGATCGATGTACTTAAAGGGGGCATTTGCAACAGCAGTCTTGGGGGTATGGGTCAGAGTCAGCTTCTTGCCGTCAGCAGAAGTCAGGTACTCAACAGTAGTAAAGACCTGCTTTGCCTCAGAGGAAGCAACCTCCTTCTTGGAGCCCATCTGCTCTGCCAGAGCACCCAGATGCATCAGAGCATTAGACCAATCTGCCTCTGCAGTCTTGCTCTTATCGAATGCCATGATGTTGACGCCCTGTGCATCCTGAGCGTAAACGGTCTCGCCGCCCAGAGTCAGCTTGAAATCCTTAACCTGATTCATGGTCCACAGACGCTTGCCGTTCAGATCATACTCGTGAATGCGATGAACGCGGTCAATAACGACCTCATTAAAATTAAAATCGCTCATAATATTCTTCCTTTCAATTTATTTGGATAAAATAAAAGAGCAAGGTCAATCAACCTTGCTCGTCCAATCCAGTTGTGCTTTTGGAATCTTTCCAAATTCCACGGTGCCAGCGTAAACGCCATGCATCGTATTGTCGTAACTTTTTATTTGCTGAATCTTTCTTACATGATTCATGAATACACTCATAGGGTAATCCATAGCCTTGAAGTAATCCGCTTTAAAGCCAGACGAACACGCCATCGAGAGCACAAGCTCCGCAAGGTGTGGTTCATAACGCTTAATTTTTTGATACTCCAAGTTGTCTCTGGCTTCCTCTATCATTGCAATTCTTGTCGGTTCGTCAGCAGCAAACTCGGAATGCTTTTCAATTCCATTCGCAGCACATAGGTACTGAGAAATCGTTTCATACACCACATGGTCAATACGAGTGTCCGTAAGCCTGTTGTGTAATACGATCTCCCCACTTATGTTATCTTTCGCCATCATAAACCCAGAAGTGTCCATATCGCCAAGCAAAATAGACATATCTTGATCTTTATTGCCTATAAAAAGTTGCCGGAACATTTCAAAGTCCGAAATCTTCTGCCAATCAATTCCAACAGAGTCAAGCTGTGCCTTGTAATCGCTCGATGTAGAACAGAATAAATAAACCAACTGAAAATACTTTTGCTCACCATAATCGATGATGTCACCGACCGAAGGCATGTGAATCGTAATTTTGTCGTTGATTTTAAAGTCTCTTCCGCGCATCAAGCTTGGCTCGTACATTTCCCGAAGCTCCATCAGCCACACCCCACAAGGTCATCCAAATCCTGCGTCTTGAACGTCATAATTCGCACACGATGGTGTAAATCCATATTGTCCTCGATATTGGATGTGATTTTAAGCTGTTTGATTCCAAAAATTGTACTGCCGTGTAGTTCTTTTTCCACAAGACCACTCAGATAGTCAACTCGTGTTGCACCACCATGTCCCTTCATTTTCATCAGCGCCTGGTTCACAATAACCCACACAGTAAGTGTGAAGTTTTCATACCAGTCGTTGACGTTGCTTCGGTCAGTCATATTTACCTTAAAACAAATATAGCTGTGCGCTGCCTCAATCGTGTCAGGAATATGGAAGTATGGGAAGATGTATGTATAAATCGCCTCGTCAGGCTCTTCAATGTCATCATTGCCCATCGCTTCAACAAGCCCATCAGTATTAACCAGCTTCAAGGCCAATTTGTTTTTATAATCAGTAATCAATTCACTCGTTGTCACAGCAAACTCACCACCTTACATTCAATGGATGCATTTGCTGTACCATCTGCATTCGTCAAAGAAATTCTTACAGTTGCGCCGTCCATGATACTATTATTTAAAATACGAATTTTAAAAACACCATCTATGGTACTCTGCGTTTCTACAAATTCCTTGAATTCCTCAAGGCAAACGAACTTCCACTTAGCAATTTCAGTAATTTCCTCGCCAGCAACACTTGTGAACATAGGAGAGAATTTTTTCCAAGAACCACCAATACGAACCTCTGATTTTCCTACATACTTTATAGTAGCAGTCACACGAGAATCTATCTCTGATTCGTCGATTTTGTTTGGCTCAAAATAATCACAAATCATCTTCTCAGCATTATCCGTCTTACTGTTATACTGATCCTGCCGGATGTTCAACACAAGGAACCCCTGTGTCTTACCATGCAGTTCGTAACGCTCTGTACTTTGGTCAACAGAAGTCGTAACATACGTTTTCGGCTCGCCATTGATAATTTCCAACATAAAGCGCTTATCAAGGTCGATCAGTGCGGTCTCGTCATCAAAAGGCATCTGTACTTTATATTCACGTTGACTCAATGAAGTCATAATAATCTCCTTATTATTTGCGTAATAAGGCTTGCTCAGTGTTGCCCAACGAGAGACTATCTCACCAGTAATCGGATTTTGCCATTGGATTTGACGGTTACACAGCTCCATTTTTCCACGAAGAAAAATTTCATCGTTTGGCTCAATCTCAGTTACCAGCTATTTACAATTGTAGCAGTCAACAATGTCGCCAAGATTCAAAGAATCACCAGGATAAGCCCAGATTTTCTTTTCCTTAGCAATACTATTACTGCGACTAACAACCAGCTTCTGAGGTAAACCATTCACAAGAGCATTATCCTCGTAATCAACGCTATCTTTAAAATGTGCAGCAAAATCTCGCTTTGCAAAAGCAATTTTGACATCCTTTTTGTTAGACATTTTTGCGGCACCCCCAACAGCTCGTGCCCTCGTATAAAAATCCATCGGTATACCTCCTTACTCAGAGTAGGAAGCGTATGTATCATAGTCGATGGTCTTACGCTTACGGGTCGAGCGGTCTTTTGCCATATAGTTATCCAACATCGTCATATTCTCCTCGTGGATGTCTTTCACAAGGGCACGAATACTCGCACGCTCATTAGCAGGGGAGAATACCTGTAGACTTGTAGGAAGGTCTTGTGCGCTGAATGCTTTCAACTTTCCAAACTCACGCTTAAAATGTTGCTCTAACATTAAATGCGCTAACATATCAATCTCATCGAACGTGAGATCTGAATTAAATGTTTCTAGTTCTGAATCGTAATCATCGAAACTAAAATCCTCTTCCGGCTCAATATTTCTGGTAATCACAGAAAGCGATTCCATCAAATAACTTTTCGCACGGTCATGTACAAGATCTCGCACTTCATTCTCTGTCAAGTCGAAATACTGAAAGAAGTTACTATCAGTCTCAACCAGCTCGTAGAACTTGTCGTATACTTCCGAAAATGCGGTCACATTATCCCTCCAATCTTACTCGGCGGGAACGACCTCCGCCTTTTCTCCATCAGCCTTCTTGCGGCTACGCTTAGTAGTCTTTTCAACAGAAGTGTCCTGTGCCACAGGCTGTGCACCAGCCATCATAGCCTGCATCTGTGCCAGTGCTGCCTGCATCTGCTTCTGCATTTCAGCAAGCTGGTTCTTTGTAGCCTCAAGCTCCGCCTGAACATCAGCGGGGGCAGACTTGGCCGCAGACACAACGGACAGCTCACTATTACGCTTACCAGCACGAAGCTCCTTATAACGCTCATCAATCAGGCGCTTTACCTTAGTAGACAGGTCTTCACCAGCATTAGTCATGCGATAAAAGCGACCACGAATACGCTCAAACTGAGCACCATCCTTAATATCAATCATTCGCTGAAGATTCTCGACAGTAGGATTCAGAATTGCGTCATCAATATCCTCAATAAACAGGACGTTATCGCCCTTAATGCCAAGCGCATCAAACAACTCACTCTGCTCTTCAGGGCGAAAACGCAGAACACCATTCTTGAACGCAGAACAAGTGCTATTCATATACATAATCTCCTCCGGCGGAATAGGAATCACACAAGGATCTTCCACACTACCGGGCTCGAAAGTATAACCCTTACCGTTCAGTGACGAAATGGTAACCACGTTATCGTCGCAGTTCAGAACGTCAATAAACTTCTTTTCCATCACGGAACTCATAATTTGTCTCCTTTTCTATAAAAGCGGAGACCGCAAAGTCCCCGCTCAAATTTGCCTTTGGTAAAAATTACTGCAGAACAATCTTAGCAACGCGCTCGATATGATCAATGCTATAGCCAAAGGTAAAGTCCTTGACCATCAGATGAATCTTTTCGTTGTTGTTGTCGTGATCCTCGTAAGTATGAGTCTCACCCTTCATGTCAAGGCGACCAATCTTGCCTGCGATGCCATAGATACGCTTATCCGGGATCAGCAGGGAACCATCACCCAGCTTCTTAGCAGAGCTAATACCAGTGATAGCAACACCATCATAAGTCTTAACAAGACCATAACGGTTGAACTCGTCCTTAGCTGCGTCAGACAGATACTCAGCGTAACCGGTCATACGACGCATCTTGGCACAATACTTCATCAGGCTGACAGTGAAGGGATTACCACCATCGGCGTACTCATTCAGATACAGAGCCAGAGCGTCCATGTCCTGCATAGTGGGCTCCTTGCCCTGTGCATCGATCTTCTGCTCACCACCAGTGATAGCGTCATCAACCATGCTGAAAATGTCATAGAACATCTGGTTCTTCAGAGCCTCAGTCATAAAGGTGGTCAGAGTTGCCACACTCTTCCAAGCATTACGTCTTACTTCCACAAAGCTAAGATCAGCCTCAATCTGCTTATTACGCCAGACGGGCTTAATGGTCTCGTAGTGCAGGTAAGACTTCGGCACGTTGCCACCCTTAGCTGCATCATAAGCCTTCAGAGTATTCTTAACAGTACGACCTGCCTCGTAGTCATCAAACTCACCAACATTACCACGCTCAAACATGGAGTCCAGAAGCTCGTCAGGTGCACCATACAGCTCATCAGTCACGGTGCGGTTAACAAACTGAGCAATCTCCTTATTGGGATCGCCCTTGTCAATCAGCTCCTCAACATGAGCGCCAACAACCTCTGCAATTTCCTTGTCCTCGGCATCCATAGCGCGATTGTACTGAGTCTTCTCAGCAACTTCATAAACACGACCAGGCTGCTTCATCAGCTCGGCCACTTCAATATTCAGTGCCATAATTCATTTCCTTTCTCTTCGCGCAAAATAAAAGAGCTACCGTCCAAAGACGATAGCCTTAAATTTCACGTATCATATTCAAGATTTTTCTCTCAATCAAACAACAGTCTTTGCCTCGGGCAGCACACTGATCATAATCAGCTTGTGGCCGTTGTCGTCCATCACACCAGCAAACTCAAAACGAGAAGTACCAGTAGTAGCAACCTGCCACTTACCGTCAATATTGACCTCCAGCAGCTTGCCGATATTGGTATCCTGTGCATCGCCATCCTTGTACTGGTCGGTGCCGTACAGCTCGCCAGCATACAGAGGAACACGCTTCACCAGCACACCTGCCTTAATCTCGGTTGCCATCTTATCATAGTCATCAAAATTAGTCTGGCTTGCATAGATGCCCTCCGGGATAAACTCATGGGCAACCATCTCGATGCCCTCAGCGGTAGCTGCGTCAGGGAACTTAACCTGACCAGCCTTGTGGTCAACCTGGACACCCATGCCGGTGACCATATCGACCTTTGCGGCATAGTTAGCGGGAATATTCTTCGCGCCGTTTACCATCAGTTCACGAATCATAATATTTTTCCTTTCTCTTAAATGTTATTACTTACCCAAATATTCCCGCCATGCATCACGCTTGTTAGCGTTAGTGGTGTTATACTTGGTTTCATTCAAATTCAGCTTGATGCTCTCAGACTTATGTACCTCAGAGGTCTCAATCTTCTTTTCAGCAGGCGCCTTCTTGGCAGCTTCAACGCAACGCTCGGCAATCACATTCTTGATGCCGGTCTCGTCCAGATTCTCAATCAGACTTGCGTAATTGCCACCATCGGAAACTTCAGCTTCAGTAATCATCTTGCTGGAGAGTGCGTACTGACGCAGATCCTCCTTCTTCTGTGCAAGCTCTGCAGCCGCTTTTTCTGCCTCTGCCTTCTCTGCCTGATCCTTATATGGAGTCAGAGAAGCAACCTCTTCCTTTGCACTCTGCAGCTCAGTATTCAGACTTGCAATAGTGTTATTCAGCTCCGCAATCTTGGTGTTAACATCAGAAATAGAAACAGTCAGAGTGATACGCTGCGGCTCGCCAAGAGAAACCTCGTTGCCCTCAACGGTGTAAGAGAACATGATGTAATCCAAATCGTTCATACAACGACCAAATTTCTTACACCAGATAGTGTGATCTTCGGGGAACACTTCGGCTAGATACATATCTGAATTAAACTTCACAACAGCCTCATTCAGCTTCTCGTACAGGTCATGACCGGTCAAACTGGAAGTCTCAGTGGTAGACTCCGGCTCTGGCTCACCAGCAGGCTCAGTACCGGTTTCAAGCTCAGTCGGGGGAGGGGTTTCACCACCTTCCTCGGAAGTCTGAACATCAGGCTCTGCCGGAGTGGTGGGCTCAGTTGTAGACTCAGTAGCCGTCTGCTCTGCCTGCTCAGTCTCGGTTGGATTCTCAACCTGTGCGGTCTGAGTCTCCTTATCCTTATTCAGTTCCAAATTTTTTGCCTCCTTTTCATTAGATTCTATATTTGAAATCTCTTTTGTATCCTCGATATAGGCATTTGCCAATTCAAGACCAAAATCGGTTTCAGCGACTTCAAGCAGTTTAGAGCACTTATATGCTGGTTCAACATTTGCACCAAGCAAGCAATGTGCAGTAAACACACCATCGTCAATGATTTTTGCCATGCGGCCACCCACGATTCCCTTATGAGCTTTCAGCACATCAATTTCCCAACTGGTATTTAATGTGCCACTCTCAATACGGCGCAGAATCGTCGCACAAGCCTTTGGATATCGCTTCCAGATCTTACAAGAGGCAACAATAAAGTCGGTATCGTCAATTTTCTCGATACCGACTGACTGAAAACTACCGAACGCATCAGTGTCAAATTCGGCAGTCTTGTATTCATTGCCATCGTTGTCTTTTCTGGTGACGACTTTCATATTGTGACCGGAAAAATCCAGTTCACCCTTTGGAGCTACGACCAACTTACCAACAAGCGGGTTGCCAACCAATGTACTCATCCAACTTTCAATGGTGTCACGGTTTAAAGCAACCTGATTCCCATTTACTGAGAAATCACAGATGACAAACTTGGCAAGATAGTGGTCTGGATGCTCCGTAATCTCAGAGCAACAGATATTTCTACTATAGAAATACTCCTTACTCATCGTTCATCACCTCACTTACTATCTTCATTTCTCTGCTGGTCGTAAATTTGTTTTTCAGTTTCCTCGCCCTTTGGACGACCTGTCTTTTTATCACTGTCACCACCACCGCCGGAATTACCTGTCGATGTATAAGATGTCTGGCGAGCCACAAACACATCGTCATAACCTTCCTCGGTTTCAGCCTGACGCTTGCGTAGTTCGTCCTCAGCATGAAGTCCCATATACTCGTAAGCAGTCTTGTAAGAACAGTTCAAAGTGGTGAACAGGAACTGAGCAATCGCCTTCTTCATCTCCATACCCATCATTTCAGTAGTAGAGACCTTCACATCAGGGCAGTACATCGGGTCTACACCTGCATCTTCAAGGCGAATACGATACCATCGTTTTAATACATCTTCAATCTGTTCTGCAATCTTACCGATATTTTTCATCAGCTGGTCAAGAGACACCTTTGCAGTTGAAACAGTCTGCTGACCATCAGTATTCAAGAAACTAATACCCAAAGCAGCCATTTCTCGATTGCGATACTGTTTGACAGTCTCGATATTTGTCATCTCAACTTTTGGCTCAACATATTTGATATCCTTTACATAAGGAGCGGTAGTCACAAGCACGGTATTTTGCTTCCATGCACGCAGCAGGTTATCGTGCGCCGTCACTTGTTCAGAGAAGCCCTTTTTATCTTTGTTTGGCCCCATCAACTCAGGGTCAAGCTGTTGCCAGATGATTTTCTTTGCCTTAGCCTTAGCATTTACACGGTCTGAAGTATCAAAGGTCTCAAGCATCAATGCCGGACGTAAGGCGCGAAACAGGGGAGAGACACCATATTTTTGTCCCATATTGCCAATACGAATCACGCCACAATGATCAACATCCAATTTTGCGTATGTATCACCATTCTTAAATGCCTGATACACCTCATCTGGATAGTTGTTCTGAATCTCAGTCTCCTGATTTTCAAAGAACAGTGCTTTATTCTTCTTGTCCTTCAGCATAGATTTGCTCAAAGCAGATTTCAGTTTAGACATGTTAATAAGCACAACAGGCTGTCCATTTGATAGGTAATCACTTATCTCAGCAATACCAAGAGGGTAATAGTCTACAATGTAGTTCTCATCCTTCTGACGCAGATATGTAATATAAGTGCCCTCTGCGTAAGTCATCGGAATGGCGGCACGTAGCAGACTTCGCACATTGATTTGTGCGTTGAAGTCATCAATCACTTCACGGGCGTAATTTACCTGTTTTGTCTTATTACGCTGTTCAGGGAACTGAGCGAAACTGCATTTGAACTCAGTATTAACATTCGCCTCAATCGCATCATAAGTAATGCCAATCAGGTCATCCTTGTTGATGTAATTACGGATGATTCCATTGACCGTCTGCACATTCGTCAGACTTGACTGTAGCCCTTGTGCAAGCTCATCAATTCGGTCAACGGTCAGTGTCTCAGAGGAGGCTGAAATTTTCAGATATGTACTATACTGCTTATTTTCAGGGTCATAAGACGCAACTGCATTTCGGATGACGTTATTCATCCTCTCTTCTGAAAGTTCATTCAAAGAGGTAATAACTACAGTACCGTCATCTGTCTGTGAAGCAGTCACGACATCAAAATCTTCCTTTTTCTTTCTTGCCACATTTTCACCTCCTCTGCTTAGAAGTCAATGTTAGAAATACAAATCGGCGGAGCAGTCATTGTCTCCACCGCAGACTGGCGCACTTTATCCTTACGACGTAATTCGTATAGACGATGAGCAAGCAAAATTGCAACATAGAACCTATCATCGTGGATTTTGTTGGCAACGTCGGGTGCCAAAGCATATGTTACGGTCGTATTTTCAGAGTTTGTCGTTTTCTGAATACTTGTAATCTCGTTCTTCATCAAGTCGATGTTAACCCACGCAGTCTGTTCCTCTAAGGAAAGTTCATGCGTCTTCAAAATTTCTTGACCAGTTGATTTATCCACACCGTCTACTACCTGAACATAATCTCCGCCGTTGTATTCAAGAGGGAAATGAATGACACCAAGATTCATCAGCTCAATAAATTCCTCAACCATTGCAGTACGGAATTTACGAGGACTAATTAGACGTAGCTTATCAACAGCATCTGGGTAACGGGTATCATATCCTTCATATAATTCATGATTTGCGTCGATAAAACCACGATGTTCTGTGCCTGTTTTATCAGTCCAATTGTTAAGTAAACCGTCAGCATATGTGGAAGTGCCACCGCCGCCAGCACCTTGGTCAATCATCAATCTATCAATGTACTCGTAATCAGGATTTTGACCATTGTAATGTAGAATCAACTCATGCAACTGCTCAAGCTGACGATTAGAATCGAGCTTGAATTTTTTCTCATTCGCAAGATCAACCATGTTCACGCAATTTATAATGTCGCCACACATGCCGTTTTCTGGATCGTTATAAATGCGCATGACGCCAACAATAGAGTTATCCATTGTGCGGGCAGGATCAAACGCAAGAATATACTGATAGTTCTTATCCCAATAAAGCTGTGGGATATACTTCCTCTCATTGCGACGAACCGTACCCCATTTAATAATCTGGTTTACGCCACCATCACGGCTTGGTCGATTATAATATTCACGCAACGCCTTCATTTTATTTGACTTTAGAGCTGCATCTACCTTGTCTTGTGTCAATAGTGCTTTGTATGGCTTACCCTTCATATAAACTTTGATTGCAACGTCACAAATCATATCACAAACAAAATAATCTCGATCTCCTGCAATCATGCGCTTTGCAAATTGTTTGTAGTATTTATAAAAAAGCTTGTCCATCGTGTCCTGACTTGAAGCATAAACTAGCTGAGTAGGAACCTGACGAGGCTGCATTTCAGGATTATAGTCACTGTCAGTGTCAGTGACGAAATCCGTATTCTGTGTTGCAAAAGCTTCACAGACAACAATCAGTTCGTCGGAGCAGAATGCCGCTTCATCAAAGAAAATAAGACTAGCTCGCTTGCCACGCACACCATCTGGGTTGGAGTTCAAAGTGTTAATAGAACTACCGTTATAAAACTCAACAACATACCCGGCGGGATTATGACTAAAACCACTTTTGTTGGTTGCAGACTTTTTCGTTTCTTTCTCTGCAATATCTTGCAGACTACGGATAGACGCAGCCGTCTTACCAACACGAGTAACAATTTCCTCGATCTTATTAAATGTCTCTTTTGCCTGATCACCTACATTACTTACAATGTAAATAGACTGGTTCTCATATAATATTGCCTTTAGGATAATGAAAACAGAACCTACAAAAGACTTGCCAAAGTTTCGACTACACGCCTAAAGAACATGACTTGCATTCCAGCTTTGTTCCAGCATATATGCCTGAGCGTCAAATAGTTGAATGCCCAATAAATCTCTGGCCGCAATAACAGGATTGCGCCGATAGAATGCAATCGTTGCCGCATCACACTCATAAATCTTACGTTTTACGGCTGTAATGATAGGCGCTCTTTGTTTCATTCTCATACGGCATCACCATCCGTATCTTTTACGCTTGCATCAATACCGGCATCTTCCAACAACTCCTTAAGCCGCTGGTTCTCAATTAGAGATAGCCTGTATTTTTCCTTAGCGTCATCACTTTCTTTCTGGAACTTATCAATCAGTTCTCTCTGTGTATCGAAAATTTCCTGCTGATCATTCTCGTCAAAGAAAGCGTTTTCCTTAATTGCCTTAAAACTCATATCTGCCGCCCATTGAGTTCCCGGAGACCGTAGCTGGTCGTAAAAGTTTGCTTCTGCGCCAGCAATATTCTTTTCACGCATATCCTTCATCAAGAATGTAAGCGTATTACGTCCGGCATCCTTATTGGAACGGTTCTTGACAGAAATCTCATTTTCCTTGGCAATCTTGTCGTTATTAGAAACTAGCTTAACCTTGATATCATTCAGGCTCTTGATAGTGTCTGCTGAATTCATCGGGTCAAGCTGGGCAAGTCTGAAATCAATCTTACGAATCTGACCGTTATTGATGACAACCTGAATAATCTGAGATAGCTTATAAGGATCGTCCTCAATACCATCTTCAAAATATTTGATAAGGTCACTAAACAAATAACGTCGGTCGTTTTCAGAGTGTCCTTCAAACGGGTCGTACCCGACAACCGAAATAACATCATCACGAGCTTGAATTTCAGCCTTTGACCATTTTTGTTCTTTTTCATCTCGAACATCCAGAGCATTCTTATTCAATTCACCATTTGTAAGAACGGTTGCAAATGTCTGAAATTGATACTGCCGACACGAGAGAGCCCTGGCGTACATTCCTGGTTTGCAAGAGCCGGAGTTCTGCACAATAGAATCATAAAGACTGTTATAGAATGGAAAATCCAACATATGACAGAGAATCATACATGCTGTACGTTCACTCTCATATCGTTTCGTGTACTCATCGAATAATTCATTAACACATTCCTTACAAAGAGTAGAGAACCCACCTCGATTTTTAAATAATTGAGAAAAACTATTTTTATAAAAATGTCCAGTGGGAGCTTCGTATGAGTGTTCACAACGAGTACATTCCCATTTTTCCTTGGTAGGGATAGATGCATCGACGGAATCTAGTACCTTTTTCTTTCTCGGCATCAATACACCTCCAATCAAAATCAAAAATAAAAGCCGTAGAACGTGCGCACATCCTACGGCAAACAAATACACCCTCTAATGTGCTTGTAAAACAGAGGCCGAGAGTGTTTCCTTCTATAAAAGACCTATCATGATACGCATCGTCGAGAGGCTTAATAGGTTCTGTTCAAAATTCGACCTCAGCATTTTACACCGTAGTGAGCCGAGGTCTTTATCATCTATTTAGGCTTACGCCCTGCCGACGAATCGGCTAAATTTTGTATTTACGGCCAGCTTTACGCCGACCGTGCCACCTGAAATACACAGGCAGGACTGTTCATAAAAGAACCTACCGCCAGAGGGAGTAGAAAACTGGCGATAGGCTTGCGAAAGGGGGAGATGTTGGGTGCGGGAGTTGGATTTGAACCAACGACTTTCGACTTATGAGGACGATTAGCTACCAGACTGCTGTATCCCGCGTTATATAATGCCTAAATGTCATCTATTTCTTAATCGTGTGCGCATCACAGGTTAATCATAGACTGACTTCGGACTTGCCTCCAACCGCGAATTGGAGACCATTTTACTGGCACGCCCAGAGAGACTTCAACTCCCAAGAGGCAGATTTAGAGTCTGCTGTTTTAAGCAATTAAACTATAGGCGCATAAAACCTGCCTTTTAGCCGGTGGTAGGTGACCGGTATAATATAGGTCCTCCGGGAGAAGGACTGGCGCGGTCTCAGAGATTCGAACTCTGGCATCGGGTTTACCGACCTAACGGTTTTCAGGACCGTTCTCTTCAACCACTTGAGTAAGACCGCACAATAACCCTACTTTCCTGCACAGCTACCTTTATATAAAGGCGTAGGGAATAGCCGTACAATCTTTGGTGAGTCAGGTTGGAGTCGAACCAACGATGTTTCTAATGTCACGGAGTTACAGTCCGCTATCTTCGCCACTGGATATACTGACCCATATAAAACAAGCATCCATCAGGCCATCCGAGCTAGTTGAATTGTTCTCGTGCTGATAAAACGCTTGTTTTAGACTTTTAAAGCTTCGCATTAACGTAGCGAAACACGAATAGCTTATCATTTCGTTCTACAGAACTACTTTGCATCCAACCATCCGTAGATTGAGTTGGTCTAGGCGGTAGCAACTATTGACCGCACAGCTTAGAGCCACCTGTAGGAATCAAACCTACGACATATGTGGTACGAACACATTATTCTATCTACTGAATTAAAGTGGCATGGAGCCAATGACAGGACTTAAACCTGCGATATCGGGAGTACAAAACCCGCGTTCTATCAACTGAACTACACTGGCACATAAAACCCGTAGACATTAGCCTACGGGCATAGAAAAGGAGACAACAAATGATGTCCCAAGCAGACCTTGCGGTCGTACTTCTTTTTTAAGTCCCCGTTTAGTGGTAGGGGCTCACCGCTTTTTAATTTAGACGTACAATGTGCGTCTTATCTTCATTCAGCCTTCCGAATTTATCCTGATAAACCAGAATAAATCCTTCTCGCTGAGATGGTGTTAATTTTCCATCTGCGTAATCCATTTTTGATGTCTCACAACAACAGCCCTGCTCATAAATTACAGAATTACCGATATCATAATGACCTGTTTTATGAGTGTGTGCCATCACGATAGTATCAAAGAAATAATCATTATCCTTGAAATACCGATATGCCTTTTCTGCTGTTTTCAACATACCGCTAGAATAAGCAAGTGGATGCACAAAAATTGTTTCACCAACGAAACTAAACCAAGTATCGTTATAAACAATCTCGATACCACTATCCTTAAAAACATCAGTCAGAGGGTCGTAATGAACCTTTGTATGAAGCTCCTTGTTGTAATGGTTAAAGCCATCAACAAAAATAAGCTCCAAAGATGTCTTTGGCATCAGTTCAAGCAAGTCGGTGTCCAGATTCTTAGCAAGATAATTCTGGAAACGTAAGTCATGATTACCATAATTTACAACAACCTTCTTAGGCTGAAGTATCTCAATCAGGTCAATCATATACTGACGTGCAATCAGAATTTCCTCCATTGGACTCTTACGATACACCTTATTGAAACGAGAAATGGCCTGCGCATCTACCAGATCCCCGTTTATCTGAAGGATATCAATCTTTCCAGCATACTCACTAAAAGTCTCAATGGGCTTCTGGAATGGAATATGTAGGTCGGAAATAGACAGAATGCAGGTTCCCACATCTCTATTAGATAAGGACTCCTGATACTGCATACCCGCACGGAATGCCTTAAAACGCTTGCGATATGCGCACTCACCAAAATTCTTACCCAACTCATCATTGAGCACCTTGGATGCGCCATCCCAAGTCAACTCTCTAGCCAGAACAGCATTCCCGATTCTTACAAAGAAGTCATCGCTCGTTTCTTCTGGCCGTTTATTATAGCAACCCATTGGCATCAAGCCGGGTCGCCCAGCAGCTCATCAGAAGTGGAAATATTGATGGTGACACCCTCAATACCATTCCACTTTGCCAGAGCTTCATTCAGATTGAAGACATTCTCGCCATCCTTGGTAATCTCGGTGATAGTACCCTCGGCAGTATCAATAATAGCGTTCTTAAAAACAACACTCTTCTTAGCAACCATAATTCTATTCTCCCTTATATTTTATTTCAATTTTGAAATGATTTAGCGATTAAACTGAATCATATCCGCCCATGTACTAATCCATCCACGATGATTTGTGTGAAGTTCACAAATCGCAGTTCTATCATGACCTCTAAAGTGTTCAAGATATGGAAGGAAACCACTGTTTTGCGGATTTTTGTACAAGTCACACTGGCCTGTATGACCGATTACGACAAGTTTACATGAATCCTTCAACCGGGTAATAACCTTCAAAAGATCACTTAGATAGAAATTCTGCGTTTCATCGAGCAAGATTACTTTTTTGTCAAAGGTGATGCCACGCATATATGTGTGAGTTGCACACTGAATATACGCACCATATTTCTGACTTTCAGGATTATCATCAACAATCATCGCAACATTTGGATTAACGCCAATAGTCTCAAGTGCCTGATAAAGTGGTTCCATATACGGAGCACTCTTCTGTTCCTGCGTGCCGGGAAGATAGCCTTGCTTCTCTTCCTGTGTAGGAGAAACAATATATGCGATACCATTATATAGTCCATACTGAACTAACAAATTCGCCACACCGACAGCAATCGTAGTTTTACCAGTACCAGCACGGGCATTACAGAACACAACATCAATATCGGGATTCCAGATTGCGTCCCTAAAGATTTTCTGTTCCGGATCGAGCGTCATTCCATAAAAGGTAGGATATTCATCCAGATTCTGCGGGACATCCTTCTTCTTACGCATTTCAGTCTTATCAGAAGCCATATATTATAACTCTCCCTTAATTGAATTCATCCACATCATCGCAAATCTTATCTACAATGCCAAAGTTGACCTGCTCATTAGCGTCCAGATACCAATCCTTCGCTTTATTCTTGGTCATAGTCTTCTTATCAATGGTAGAGTGAGCCATAATATACTCACGCATCTTTGCAACCTGCTTCTCGTAATAGTCCATAGCCATCTTAGACTGCTCAAAAGTACCCTGAGCACCGCCAGAGCCACTGTGAATCAGTGCAGTAGAATGAGGCAGGGCAAAGCGCTTCTGACCAGACAACAGCATCACAAGAGCAGCGCTCATTGCAATACCTGCGTTGATCGTCCAAACAGGAGTCTTACTCAGCGCAACAACATCAATAAAGCTAAACATCGCATCCAGCTCGCCACCATAGCTGTAAATAAACAGCTTAATAGGCTTGCGCTGCTCAATAGGAATATTCTTGTCGATACGGTTGTATTGAAGAATCTTTCGCTCAATTTCAATCAGAGACTGGTCAATCTCAAAATCAATAAAAAAGATGCGATCCTTCTCGTCAACGTAGAAGTTCATCATCTCAGGAGAGGGGAGACCACCACCATTCATCAGGTTTGTAATCTCCTCGGGCAGCTGAATTTCAAAATCCAAAGTCTGTACCTCGTTCTTTCATAAATTAGTCTCGAATGCCGCGTTTGGCACGCTCAACAATTTCACGAGCTTCAATATTAAACGGAATCAGCTCCAGATAACGAACAGATTCCTCAATAAATCGCTTGTGTCGAGTTTTTGCAATGAAAACCTTCGGATAAACCTTACGAATTTCCTTTGCTTCTGCTTTGGTAATCTCAATCATTTAGGTAAAACACCCTTTCAAAATAAAATAGGTAGGAAGAAAACAAGCGTCCTCGCTCTCTCCCTACCATAACTTTCCGCACTATGTTTTGCTCTATATATGTAAAATTATAACGTATCTACGTTGAAATATCACGCTTTTTCACATTTCATAAATCAAACATTTTTCTATTTTGTGCAGTTTTCTCGATATTTACGTTTTTTGCGCACTTACGACAGTATTTTTGTCTGCGTCCAGTGCGAGCAACCATCTTTCCGCAACAATCACACTTGATGTATTCTTTCCCACAATACTGGTTCCACAGAATACCAGCATTCTCAAAATCGTCCACGAAAATCTCATGAGGAGAATCCGGCTTTGCAATCAAAATATGGATGTTCAAGTTGTCAATCTTTTTCAAGCTGGCAAACCCAATAAAACCAAGATTATGTAACTCACAAATCATCTCGTTCTGTTTTTTCTCATTCACAGATACATTTGCCATCCTGAAAATATCAGCCGTATCTTCCGTAATCCAGTAGTTGCATTTTTCATTAACAGCAATATGGTATTTTGCTAGGCACAGCATCGTAAACATCAGGCGCTGCATCTGCTTGCCTTCAAGTGCTTGAATCTTCTCTACCTCAGCCTTCGTAATGCACACACCATCAAGTTCGACCATAGGACGACCTTTAGCAGAAGCAATCGCTTTATCAATCAGTTCTCTGTCCAGAACCTTATTGTACCCTTCAAAATGACGCAGCATATACTCGTTAAGCTTTTCTCTTACGTCATCCTTTGAGTATCCCTTATAGAAATAATACTTCGCAATATAATGCAAAACATGCCCCGCTTTCTTCCAAGGCACATCCTTCTCTAGCCATTCTTCAGCGTAAAGAACTTCATTCAATACAATCATCCGCATCCTCCTTGCTATTCATGTCAACCAACACATCCTTGAAACGCTTGCCGTCATATTCAATATCGCCATTCTCATCCTGCACAAGAGAATGCACCATACCATTATGGCATTCCAATAAACGTTTAATCAAAGTATCATGGAACAACTCCCAGACGATTGCAATACTGGACGCATTCTTTTTACAAAGATCAAGCAGAATGTCGCAAAGCACATCGTCATTAGAACACTTATCGTGAAGATTGCGGAACATACTTTCCTGATACAGCGCAATTCGCTCCTTGCGGTCTGCGCCGGTTTCCTTATTATTATTTCCGTTACCAGAATGGATTGCGTTGCCACGAGCAAATCTCAAATAGTCCTTAAAGATAGAGCGGATGCCATAGTATTGAGAATTAGTGTATTCAACGCCATACTTGAGCGAATCATAATCAAACTTGCGCTTTATCTTGAGTTCTTCCTCAAAATCCTCCAATTCATCCTCAACGGTCCAGCATAGGCGGTTCATAGTACAAGAGTTGATTCCGACCGGCATCCGATAAATGTAATACTGGATAACCATTTCATCCACGTCGTCCTTGACGGTCTTTTGCATAATCTCATCCAGACCGGCAAACCCATCCCACTTGATGCGCTTGCGAGCTGCGGCCACATACTGCTTATAATCACGCATCTGAGCAGGGTAGATGTAGCTCATAAAGTACGGCTTACGCCATGCGCAAATACTACTCCAAAACTTCTTATCCTCGATAGTGTCAGGATTATCATCGTCTTTAGCAGCACAAGCTTTGTTGTCATACCAATACTGCGGCATAGGTACGCAAGAAATTCCCTTTATGCGATCAATTGTATCTTGTTGATATTTCTGGCCAGAAATAATACGATATGTAAGCTCTTTATATTCTCTACTTTCTGGTTCAAATTTACTTTGCACGTCAAACATTGTGGTAATACGATTGGTTACCTTGCCGATATCGTCACCAAATCCATTGATGTTAGATTCAATGAAGTCCTGCTCGGTTGGAACTTTCTTTTCACCTTTTTTCTGAGCGCAAAGAATTACAGTCTCGTTTCTCCATTTATCAAGGAGAATTCTATTGTCTGTACTGAAAATAAGATCGCCATCCCAATCCATTCCATCTAGTGCGGCACACGTATTATCAAATGCACTTACGATAGCTACCGTTTTAATGTAGCGATACCAATTTTTGCATTCATCGCTCGAATTTAAATCTAAACACCGAATATTTGCCATCTGACTCATCGGTGCTCTAAAGCAGGCTACCCGCTTAACATCGCGGTCGTTCCAGAATCGGCTGTAGACCTCTCCAGCTTTTAACAGTCCAGTAACTTCCATTCCAAAGATAGATTGACAAAGCGCATAAGGGTCTCCACTTGCCACCTGGAAATTTCCTCGTACTTTCACAACACCCGTTTTTGCTTGCGAAATTCGCTTTTTAATAAAGTACCGAATCCGATTCTGCACATAAGGGTCGTTAATCATTTCCGGCTCAATCATAAGAGCCTTAATATAGTCGTTTTCCAGACTGTTTATGTAATTCGGGTCATCACGCATTCCACTACCACGCAAATACAGCAACGCATCACGCCAGTCACCGCCCATGACACCCTTGATCTCATCCAAAGTTGGCTTCACGAGCTCATGTATCTCTTCGTTCGTAAGCTGATAGCTTTGAATAAACTGATAATTCAGGTTGCGCTCTTCATCAAGCTCCAACTCACAAGTCTTTGTTACAGAGAAATGGTAGTGATTTTCCTGGCAATTCTCGAAGTAGTCCTCACAACTATGGTAACTATCCCATAACTTGAGCATCGACCCAGTGAGAATCACCTGAACACGATTGACATCCTTGTAGTTCCCCCAAATATCGCGCACCATATTTTGTTTTGCTACTTTCTTAGCGAACTCGCGAAAAGGGAAGGGGAATAACATGCCTTTACAAAATGCGTTGCGTACACAAAAGCCAGATGCGGTGGATGGTAGTTTCAAATCCTCACTCCACTGCTGTGCAAGATCGTAACTGATGAGTCCAAAACCGTCGCTTGCGCAAAGCTCACAGTCCTGCTCAGGATTCTCCACCATTGTAGGTTCACCAGACACTCCGTCATCCAGAACGATTACATGGTCTTTGAAATGCGTAAAACAATCATCTACAACAAGCACGCCGTCAGGGTCAGTAACCGGAATGGAAGCGGAGCAGGCGAGTGCCCGATATGCTTCCAACTTTGCTGGAATAAACTCCATTCTTTTGTTACGGCCATTATCAATTCGCTTGCGGATCTCATCAATAAGACGGTCGCTCACAAACACAATCGTGCTATTCTTAACACCACCGGTAGTACCAACCAGACGGCGATACGTGATTCCATTGATTTTAAACCCCTTTGGAGAACATGCACGGCGGTAATCATTCTTCTTATCAACCACCAGACACATATAATCCGGCTTGAATTGAACTGCGTCCAGTTCAGTATACAGCCTCCGAATCTCCCGGCGGTTCTCTAAGCAAGACGGCTCATTCCGCAGCATCTTGATTCTACGCTTAATGCTCCGTGCCTTAGCCTCTGCATCCGTAACACCATTCAACTCATCAATCCATCGTAAAACAGTGCTATCAGCCAGCGAGATGATCTCGTGGTTTCGTCTAGCCTCATCTAATGGTAGAGTCAAATCCCACTTTGCTTCAACCAGACGCTTCGTATGGATCTTAAAAACAAACTTCTGGCAAGTTTGCTGCTTTGCCATTCGGCAGTCACCTCCATGTTCTTCTTAAACGTATCCTGTATTTTATAGCTAAAGAGAAAATATAAAAGCAGGCTTTTACAGATAGCAGCTCTCACCATCTTCCATAGCCTTGAGCCAAAGCCGTTCACGCTCCTGATAGAGCTCATCCAGATAATCTTCAGCAGACTCATACTCCCGGCGGGTCAGACTTGCATAATTCATATCATTGATAAGTTGCTTGATTTCCTTGTCAACATCCTCGTAAGTACGCATTACTCAGCCTCCAGTTCGTACATATAATAATATTTTTTTAACCACTCAATCCAACTAATCCATTTTCTGTATATCCGCTCTGCTAGTTCTCCCTCGACATAACTCCACTCACCAGTTTTCTTATTGTAGATTTTACACGAATATGTAGCAGAGCCTTCCTTGGTAAACACTGGAACACCTTTTCGATAGTATGTTATGTAATCTTTATCTATCTGAATGTTCTCGGCAGAGTATTCCTTACCAATCATATTTGAGAGCTCTAGGTTCAATAAGCGATACGCACGTTTACAAAGTTCTTCATCACTTAAATACATTGCTTTACCTCAACAATCTTGAACCTTAATCGTTTGTTCATCCATAATAGCACCGCAGGCACCGCAGAACAGTGTACAGTCAATTCCAGTAGAGTTATGACAACTGGAACACTCACAATATAGTGATTCACCAAAATCCGCCTCATGTTCAATCCAGTGAGCATGAACCACTCGACGGAACTCACCGCCAGCAGATATCTCTTCTTCAAGAATGCGCTTTGTGTATTGCATTGCCATATCGCACCACATATCATCAATAGACTTTGCATTACCTCTAGCCATAGTACGAGCGATAGCACTATCGAGGACGCCAATCAATCGTGTTGCGTTAATATATTTCTCCATCACTTGACCTCATCAGCTACCAGGCGGATCGTCTCACCAATCTGTTCAAGCTCTGCCAGCAATACATCCACGGTATCTGCATCGCTTTCAGAAATATTCAAATCCTTAATCTTATGTAAAGCCCATTCGAGGTTCGGGTAATAGCCAACCGTAACCTCTTTTACACCGGTGCCCATCTCACCAGTCTTTGGATTCTTGCCAGCAGGTCGCTGCTCAATGATAACGAGATTTCTGTTATCCAATGTCTTAATTACATAATTTCTAATCTGAATTTTCATTATTCTCTCCCTTTTGATATGTATTTGCATTTCAAACAAGAGCCGCACGGACTCTTATTTAACTCTCATTCACACGGCTGGCTTTAAATGCGGCCACATCATTCATAAAATCATTGATATGTAAATACTTGTCAGCCTTCTGCACAGTCTTTGGCTTGAACTCTCGGCACTTGCATCGCACCTCGTCACAAGTTGTGAAACATGGAATCTCATAGCGGCATTTCGTGCAAACATACTTCTTGTGGAACTCCGGCAAGCGGCCAGCTGCTTGGTAACTCTCATAAGTTACCTTTAAATCAATCCAGTAGGGGTTATCAAAATTCATTGTACTCAACCTTCTTCCTTATCTTTTATAAGAACCATACCATTTAAATCCAGCACGAGGGATTCCAGAATTCGCAGGAACACGAATCATTCCATCTATAAAGAGCTGAAGAACCTCATCACTCAACTGCCTGTGCACAAAACGAAATGGTGGTTGAGAAGTATCATTGTAATATTCTGGATTTTCCTCCAATACCGCTCTACCTCTTCTGACGGCAGAAAGTGTTGGGATATTCTCACACATCGCATCATTTATCTCGTGAAAGCATTGCTGTTGCAATTTATATTCTGTCCGTGCAGCAGATCGCTTCAACGAGTTCGGCTCAATCGTAATATGGTACATCGGTCGTGCTAGGTCATATGTAAAAATTTCCTTGAACCTATTATCTAATTCTTCATAGAACTCATGAAGCCGTCCAGTCAGAAATACGTCTTGTTCACTCTGGCACACTCGACCAGATGACGTATAGAACTCATGAAGTACATTCGTATACATCTTCATATAAATGGCCTTTTGGTCTTCAGAAGGAATATGGTACTCTTCTGGATTATGGTTTATAAACACAGCTGGACAGTCTTCAAAAAATAGTTCCTTGTTTTTCGCCATAGATCTAAGCGCAGACTCAATGTACCCAACCATTGTAGATTTAGTACATTGTTGAAATGTCTCAGCATCTGCTGCTAAATTCTCTCTAAACTCATCCATTTGATCACAAGCAATACTTTCTAATGGTGTACCAACTATTTCAGCCCAGAAGGTATCATCGCCATGTAAATCTTCTGGATATTGATAAAAATTTTTGTTAGTCATTCCACATGCTCGTAATATTGCAGCTGGTGTCCAAAAGAACTCCATCCAACTACTGCCGTCACATTCTTTAAGTAAGTGGTAAGCAATCTGATTCTGCAAACGCAAAGAGAATTTCCCTTTATTTCTTGTCGGCAGAGGAGGAAGCACCTCATTATCTTGACGAATCTTTACAATAATAAAGCGCTTTCCTTCCTTTTTAAATTCAACAAAACGATTCAAATCTTCAAGGAAGTGTTTTTTACTATTCCCACCCAACGGTTTTCCGTTTTTATTAAGGATGTTGAGATAAGTAGATAACTCCAAGAAGTTTGAGAACTTTTGTCCATCACTTAATTTGTTGACCATATCCTGCGTAACATTATAATTATTTTGCTCCATATTGCCTCCAGTTCTAATTTAGTTGTACTGACGAGTCTGTATTATATATATGTATGAAGATACATAGTCGTCAGTACAAGTACAACTATCACAAAATATCTAATAATGGTTTACTCGACTTGAAGCTATGACGCGTAAGCGGCATAGATTCAATTTGAGTAAACCTACGAGCGTCCGCAGACGCGAGATCCTTCTCCACCGTCGTAACGGTCCCTGTCCGGGAGGACTACTATAAACATCCTCTTGCTATCTTCTTTACAGTATCCTGTATTGCATAGCTATCTACACTCATTATACCATGAGATTGCCAAAAGTTCAATAGCTACATAATACAGGATGCGAGTATTTCTAGTACCTATTATAATAAGGTATGTTTTGGAGAGTATTGTTCTCTATAAAGGACATTTAGATACTCTGTATGTTCAGTATAAACTGCCAGAGGCTACAATTATGCTCTTATGAGGTGTCTGAAATCTCTGAGAATGTTATTTGGATGCCAGATCAGTCTATTTATGGCGATAGGGGAGTATAGATGGGTACAAATAGGTACTTTATGCTCCGAAGAATGGTCATTTTCGATACATTTATGGTACATATCGGAAAAACCCGCATGAAACCTAGCTTTTTTAGGCTTTATTGGATCAAAAAGGAACAAAATAAGTGGTAAAAAGGTACAAATAAAAAGAAAAACTAGCCAAAATATAACGAAAATACGTTAAATTCTAGCTAGTTACCGAATGAGCTACCGATTAAAAAATAGCGATTTTAAGCCATTTTTATGTATTTTGAGTGGAAAAATGAGTGATTTGTGAGTATGTGCAGGAGAGGGTATAGGGGTGTATTTTTAAGATGATTTTGTCAGGGGAAAGTATGCCCAGGGTGAGGAAGAGTTAAATGGTTAGATTGAGTTGATAGGATAGATAGAGGTTGTGATGATTGGAAGAGATTGGTATTTTTGTGGAAATTGTTGTGCGGAATGTATAGAGAGTAAGAGAAGATGAAATTCATAATTGGTGATTATGAACAAGAAAGATGTACTGGGATCTCGGCCTGCTGCCTGGAACGTCTCAAAAATGAAAAGTATCCCCCATGGGGAAAAGCCGCTTTTGTGCAAAAAGCGGCATTCACTTTAATTGAATAAAGTACCTGCTTTGTCACTTTTCAGGCCGGTAATTATTCCTACTTTTCCAGTATGTTTATAGTACTGATTTTTGCCGGGAATTGAATTTGCAAATTAGTTGCATTTTCGTTGCGTTCGATATCAAAATGATATCGAACGTTGCGTGTGCAACATTTTGTAAAGTATTTTTACTTTACATCAATTATGCTATTCTCTATATCTTGTATTCAATTCACCAAAAACCACAATATCTAGTATCTATCCCTATTGTTCAATATCGCACTATCCACAATATCTAGTATTTTACCATTCATTCAAACCACAATATATAGTATTGCCGGGGACTGCTGTACCTATTAGAGTTTTGCCTGCCCAGGCGCACGCACGCGCGCGAACACGTTTCCGCGTGTTTTTTAAAATTCTTTAACTATTCGATCACAGCCTTGCCAAAATATAATTTTTAACGATATATCGCTATTTTCTATATTCCTGAAATTCTTGCACGTTCCGTCCATGTGTTTGCAACAAAATTATATGTTCAACCATGGTGAAACATGGTAGAGTATAGGCACCGGAAGGCCGGAAGGCTTGAAGGAACGCATGGTCGGAAGGTGCGGAAAAGTTCCCCGATAAATCGTTTGAAAGCAAGCGGTCGTTCCCGAAAAGAAAGGAGATGCAAACGCATTTAATAGGTTCGGCGCTCATGCAAAATACCACGTTTAACAGACGGGTTTGAGGATAGAACGGTTTTAGACGTGTACACAAAACAGTCCTTCAATCAATCGAACGACTAAAACAAATGGCACGGCGGGCAAGGCGGTCGGAATCCGTATTTGTTCAAGTGGTTTACCTTGCAAAACAGGTCGAAACCGATTCCAGATTGACAAAATGCGCTGGAAGGATAAAAACAATATAACCGTTTTGAAAGAATCCAAAACGCAAGTTTTGGCAACGTTTCAAACGCAAGCTATCAGTTTGTTACTTTTAGGCGGTACAATGCAATCTTGTATGATTGAGAAAACAGAATATTTTTGCAAAGATATGCAATTAGACAGCGTTGGACTTCAAAAGTTTGGCGCTTTTTGTTTGGACTTCAAAAGTTTGGACTTGTCGCAGATAATAGCAAAAATAGACAGTTTTCCGTGACAATTGAATAATAGCAAGCATGGTTGAAGGGCTGTTTTTGGCAGACAGAGGGTAAACCATGCTTTATAGTATACATATTTGCCCATCGTGGGCGAACCATAGGCTACAGGCAGAACCTGGAATTTTGTCTGTAGCACTTGGCTTGCTCATAATAGCAAGAAGTCCGTACACACATTATAGCACATAAAGGAGAAAAATACTATGTCTACTACTACCATTCTGTCCGCTATCAACTTCAACGCTACCGCAGCCGCAGAGAAGAACCGCACCACCGGTGCAGCTGTTGCCCTTTTCAAGAAGGGCGGCAAGGAAGTCAACACCTCTGAGAAGGCCCTGGGCAGAGACTGCCTGAAGGGTATCACAGCAGAGCAGTACGAGACCTATTGCAAGGCCGTCCGTGCTGTCTATCTTGATGCTGATTTGCTGGCACGCTATGCCGCAGACGCAGACTCTGTTCAGAAGATTAAAACCTTCTACTTCAATGATCTGACTAGCCTTACCACCGCTATCATGGGCGATACCTTCAAAGTCAATGATGTCTTTGCAACCTTCACTGTTGAGCAGTTCATTGAGCAGAGCGTGGGCAAGGTGCGTGCATTCACCGCTACCACAGCAGGCCACGGCTACGACACGGAAGCAGAATCTCAGACCAAGTTTGTCAAGTGGGTTGAAGCATGGTTTAGTGCCAACGCAAGCGGTGTTGCTATGCTCTCTATGGCAGAGCGTGACCGCCGTGCAAGCGTCCGCAAGCTGTCCTCTAAGGTTGTGCGCCTTACTAAGAGTGTTGAGAATGCAGAGGAAGTGCTGTCCTCTGCAAAGAAGGAACTTGACTCTCTCAAGAGCAAGAAGGACACCAACGCAAAAACCCTGGAAAAGAAGATGAAGGCTGTTCAGGGCATGGAAAAGGATTTGGCAGACGTTAAAAAGAGCCTGGAATCTGCTCAGACTAAACTGGCAGACCTTCAGAGCAAGGACTTCACCAACGACTTCAGCGCAGAAGAAACCCTGTAATTAAACCACGCAACCATCGTGAACACGCAAGAGCTCTACATAAATGCTAGGCGATTAGTGGTACTAGGGAAGACGTAACCACTACCAACACGGCAGCAATGCCGTCACTATCAAATAGAAAGAGGTGAACACTATGCAAAAGTTCCTGTGCAAGAACTATGCAGACCGTCAGATTAAGTTTGACGGTCATTCTGTGCCGTCTGGTGCATACTATGGTCAGACCGCAGAGGGATTGCGTTTTATCGCGGTCGTCAGAGTGAATCAGATCGGCATGGTTTGGCGTTCCGGTAAAGGTTTGGTTCCGTGGGAGAAGACTTACAATCAGACTGTCGTTGACTTCATCAGAAGTGAACCTATTGGCGTAAATCCTGAGACTGTGCATTTTGATATGGCAGTGAAATCAGAGCGGAAGAAGGCTGGACGCTATGCAGCACGTTTTGCTGGAACTGGGTCTGCTAGTGCAAATCGCAAGAGCAAGAAGGCAGCAAAACACACTAAGGCTTTCCGCACTCGCAATGATTCCTTTACGGCAGAGTACAACAATGCCTCTAGTTTGATCTATGGGAAAACAATCGAGATGAACAGACGGCCTCAGAAGGTCTATGGTAAGATCGCAGAATACATGGACGGCAGCGGTGCTGGAAAAATCCGTGGCGATATGCGTCCTCTTGAGCCTGTTTTTCCTGTACCTTCTGGTAGAAAGGCAAGGTGAATCATGTCAGCAACTGTTTCAAGTGGTCAGAACTTGCGTAAGAGTGAAAAGTTTGCTATAATTGCATCAAAAGGTGGTGCGACTATGGCAAGCAAGTACGACAACATGAGCAAAGAAGAGCTTGTTGCCGCTATAAAAGCGCGAAATAAATCTTATAAGTGGCAAAAGGCTTGTGTTCTTACTCCGGCAGAGGGTGAAAAGCTGGAAACTGAAATTCTTCCTCTTTATGGATGTATAAACGTGTCTCAGCTTGTTAAAAAAATCGTCAATGGTGAATTGATTGTTTCCCCGGCAGAATCCAACTAATAAACCCTATAACCCTGGCAACAACGTCTTGTGAATTTATCGCAAGGCGTTTTCTTTATGTCTTGCTTTGGATAATTATGCAAATAATTTGCATGGTATGCAAAATGAAAACAAAAAAAGGAGAACATAATGAAAGAATACGCAATCTTTGTTGCCTGTGAAGAGGATAAGGACCCAAATTTTGGTGGCCGTTATATCCTCTACACAGAAGAGGAAGTGAATATCCTGGGTGGTCTGGACGCTGTTCTTGCCAAATTGAAGGCAGAAGGCGAGATCATCACCGGTATTCAGACTGGTGAACAGTGAAAACAAACACGTCAGGAATCACATAAAAGAGGAGATTTACGCCGTGAAGTTAGTGGGCACGGGGAAGAAAGATCCTACTACCAGCCCAACAGGGTACGCAATAGCGTTATAAGAACGAATTGGTAAAGCCTGGTTTGTCCTGGCAGAAAGGATGGTTTATTATGAAAAGTCTCTTGATGCTCTTTGGTTATTCGGCCTATCAGGCTGGGTGCGTTGCACCTATGATGTGGGCGTTTGTTCTGTGCGCTATCGCTTTTGGCGTGGCAGAATGGTAAGGATGGCTGAACTAATGAACAGAGAAGATATCGACATTCTGGAAGTTGGCAATGCTTATACGGCGTTGTTCTACAAGAAGAACCATTATCAGCCCTATATTGTGGCGTGGAATTTTGACCCGGATTCCTATACTTGGGATCAGGGTCATTACTTTTGTGACCTGAAAAGTGCAAAGGATTTCTTTGCAGAACAGGAACGGCAGAATGCAAACTGCAAGTACTGCGATAAGAAAGACTGTCCGAACCGTGATCGTCTGGTGCGCTTACCCTATGAACGTGGTGGGTTGTGTGCCTGTGAAAACCTTTGGTAAGAAAGGATGGAACTATGAAAAAGATTGTTGTGTTCAAAACCTTTGGTAGGTGGAAAATGACCACTTACGAGAATTACAGCGCATACATCATGGATGAGCGCAAGTGCTGCAATCTCATTGTGGCAGATGTAAAAGAAGCTGTGGAGTGTGCAAAAATGTACTATCCTGATGCTGAAATCATCGTAAAAGATATGTTTTAAGGAGAGTTTGATATGACCGCAAGAGAATATTGTAAGAGCCATCCTGTAACCGCTTATGATAGCAGCTACGGCAGATGTGGTGATTTCCAGATTTACGGCGATATCGAATACGGCATTGATGATTACCTTTATGGTATGTCTGGTGCGCTGTGTGAAGATGAGAAATATCATAGTTATCATCATCTGAAGATCACCTACGCACCATCTGGCAGAGCATACGTCAAGTGCTTTGGCAGACGAATTTATCTTGATGAATGCTTGAGAGTGTAAAGGAGAATCAACTATGCGGAGAGGTCAGTATTTTATGAACGATGAAACAGGTGTTATCACTAACATTCACCGGGAAGCTGTCGAATGGTTTCGGCAGGGTGCGAATGTTTCCATCTGGATTAACGGTGTTTTTGTATGCCGTTGGGGTCACTGATAAGAAAAGGAGAGTACAAGAAAATGAAACTTACTCAGAATAAGCTGTCCGTTATCCTGGCTACTATTGTGGCTGGTGTTTCCATTTTGGCAAACTGTATGACTGCTAATGCAGCAGGACCTGTGAAAACCGGCCTGAACGATCGTTATGTGCTGGCAGGCCGTGTGGATGAAATTGAGGTGTTTCGCAACGGGATCAAGACAATTCATGTGGTTGATGAGAACGGCGAAGAATGGCTGTATTCTTACGCAAGCATGGAAGAAACTCCGTCAGATGGTCAGAAAGTGACCATGGTTATGAACAGTAACGGCACAGAAACCATCTATGACGATACCATTGAAGACGTTCTGTGGGCACGGTCTGATGAAGTGAATGTTGATTGATGTTCACAAAATGTTCGCAGAAATAAAACGTATCAACGTACTAAAATGTGACGTTAATAAAATCTACATTTTAGTGCTTGACAAAAGCTGCGATATCCTGTATCATGTAGCTAAGAAAGGCAGTCCGTTAGAGGACTTTTATTTTTACCGTTCAGCTATATAACACAGGATACGAAAGAAAGGAGAATCAAACATGAAACGCACAAAATCTATGGTTTATCGTGAGACTTACGAAAGTGAAGATCTCTATATCACTACCATCAATGACGGCGATTTGTATCGTCAGATGATTTCCCCATTTATTGATAAGCTGAAAAAGAAGTACAAGGCGGGAAAGTACGACAAAGAAAAAGCAATTGATTATTACTTTCAGATTGCAACGGAAGAAGCGAAGAGGTATCACAAGAAGTTTGGCAGTGCCGGAATTGAATTCAATCGTGTGTTTGACATTCAGTGTCGCTTCACTGTAGCTGCGGACATGGAATTATATTACTTTGAAAATGATGTTTCTCGTGAGGAGTGATTTGTATGAGTAAGAGTTTGATGCAGCGTTTGATTGATGCTGGTTATCCAAAAGAGGATATGGATCACCATAATAGTGATTTGTATGTTTACGTTACACCTTTGACCACAAAAATTATTTCTGAATGGTGTAATGAAAACAAATACACAATGGATTGGCACTGCCCCAAATTCGTGGATCAGGTTACAGGAAGCGTGATGTATGACTGCGCTTTTCAATACGACCCATACTGGTGTGAGATAGCAGGAAGAGTTTAAGACACGCCGATACATCAAAATTTTTGCTACATAACTACATAATATAGGATACAAAAGGAGAGAGAATGATATGAAAAAGGTCGTCAGTCCGTGTTTCTGTAAGGTCTACACCTGCAGCGGCAATGAAGTTACCGCGAAGGCGTTCTGCGAAATCTGCTTTGAGGATGGCAAACTCAGCATCGTCGGTGTTATCGGCCCCATGCCGAGCGGAAACTGCCGCGGTAGTGCTGGCCAGTGCGTTGATGAAATCCGCGAAGGCCGCCCCTGCGATGAGTGGACGCAGGAAATGCTCGACAAGTTCTGCTCCATCTGGGACGAGTGGCATTTGAACGATATGCGTCCGTACTGCAAGCACCAGAAGGAGCTTGGCTGGGACAAGCTGGCCGTCACGCCTGTCACCCTGTACCACTATCGGCTGAACAGCAAAACCATCCGGCGGCAGGAATCCATTAAGAAAAGCTCGTGGAAGATGCTCTGCGATGGCATGACCGCCGCTCTTAGCGATGACCAGATCGAAGTTGCAAAACTGCCGTACAGCATCACTCTTCCGCACGAAATCTCCGGCGATGCGGCTCTGTACTATGAGCCGCAGAAATCGCTCTATCCCGGAATGACCGGCGCGACCGAAACGAAGACCCTCGGCTGGCTCTACCCCGATGAGCACCCCGATGGCATCCTTGGCAAGCCCTGCCCGGTCTGCGGCTACCAGTATGGCCACGCATGGCAGACGGAAGAAGTTCCGCAGGAAGTGATCGACTGGCTGTTTGCACTGCCTGACACACCTGTTAAGCCTGCGTGGGTGTGATTATAAGTTGTTGTTGTTGTAATGAGGTGAAAAGATGATTATTGATTCAATTCTTGATCGCCGGAATGGCTATCCTTACAACGCTCACGAATTTTACAACGATATCAGAGATTATGAGCGTCTAGGTGTTGGTACGCACGGTGAGGATATTTCACTTGCAATGGATTACGGTGACAACAAGGATGTGCAGCGTGTTCTGTGTCAGTACATCCAGCGCAATGGATACCCGGCAGACATTGAGGACTACATAAGAAGTCAGATCTGGGTAGTGTGAGCAGCAGATGCTAGGTGATTAGCGGTACTAGGGCAGACATAACCGCTACCAATGCGAAAGCATGAACGAATACACACATGAGAATAAAGGAGATGGTGCTATGAAAGTGAGAACATTGCTTAATATGTTTGATGATTGGAATAAATATATCATCATTAACGACAATAGTTTGAATCGTCTGTATAATGCACGAACCAAAATCTTTGAATTTATGGACGAAAAAGAAAAGCATAAAGATTTACTCGGCAAAGAAATCGTATCGTTTGGACTTTACGACGATGATTTCTGCGTAAGAGTGAAATAAAGGAAATAGCATTATGGATTATGATTGACGAGTTGGTGTGGATTCACGACACGTTAATTGATGAATCGTGGTAAATAAAAGGAGTGTTAGGTATGAAGAAGTTTAATTCGACCTTAAATAAAGGATTTAATATGACTTTTGCAAATGGTATTACTGCAAGCGTCCAGTGGGGAGCTGGGAATTACTGCGATAACCATTTTAGCAATGACTTTTCTTTCTCAAAAGAAGCAAGTTCTGATACGGCAGAAGTGGCCGCGTGGAATGAAAGCGGTGAATGGGTTACAAATAAGCTCTGCGACACCATTGATGATGTTGTTGGGTATCTTTCCCCGGATGAAGTGTTGCAGTTTTTGAATAGCTGTGCGAATTACAAAACGGCTTAAAATCATGCTTTTATGAGGTGAGAATATGTATTGTTTGGTTGCTTACAACAAAGATGATGATATTTTTTATGATCTTTTCTGGTCTTCAAAATTGGAAGAGTGTATCGAGGTCGGCCTAACTCTTGTTCCTTGTCTTAGAAGATATATTCTCAAGGATAAGGATGGAGAGTCCTATGATTGGTTAGAGATTTGGGAGGATGATGAATTCAGAGTTAAAGTTATTTCAACAGATGGAATTGTTAAAGATTTGGTATGAGGTGGAATATGTACACAGTTAAGGATTTTTATGATACTTACCAGTGGATGTATGGCGCAACAAAAGAAGAAGCAAAGAGAGCGTTCAGAGAAATGAGCGACGACAGTGTTTATGAACTGATTCGTGGTTATAAGAATCAGGTAAATCAGATATTTTACAATGATTGAGGTGATAAATATGACTGAAAAAGATAAGCGTGTTTTGAAGTACGCGATTGATAATTTGATTGCAAGAGAAAACAACTTGTGCGAAGGATTTTGCAAAAACAATCCCGCACATAGGGCAGAACGTGAGCGTGACCGTGATTTGGTTGTCTTTGGTATTCGTGATGTTTTGTGTGAAGTTGAGCGTCTTGAAGAACAGGAAAAGGAGATACTAGAGAAAGCTAAACATGAAGTGGTTCAGTTTTGATTGAGGTGATAGAAAATGGACGAAAGCAAAGTTGTGAAGCAGATTGCCGAATGGATGGTCAAAGAAGGTACAAAAAATACTACAGAAGGCAATTGGATTTTTCATATTGACGAAATCACAAAAGAATTTAACGTAAGCAAAATGTTTGTTGCGGCCTATTGTGGAGAGATTTTTGATTCACTTTATGAACACGAATCGGTTGCTGACGTGGAATGTACTCTACAAGAAGGCTCTGATTTTTATGTGAAAACTTTTGACGTTGATTTTTATACAAAATTTTGTCCCAATGTAGAGGATAAAGATTGGAGTGAGATTGTATGACCAACACTGAAAAGAATATCGTTCTCGCAGCTCTTTCTTTCTATCGGCGTAAGCTGATGGATCAGAGTGTTTCGTTCCTTAGAGCTGGTAATCACGAGGATGCAAAGCAATCAACGATGGAAGCGGCCAACGTGAATGCGTTGGTGATTAAGTTTACAAGAGAAAAGGAGCTTGTAATATGAATAGCGAAAATAAGATTGTTGTGACCAGCTGGAATGGGAAGTCTTGGGAGATGACACCTGAACAGATTGAAGCAGCTTACCGCTACAAGGAACGTCAGTATCGTATTGATGACGCTCTTTATCAGCTCGAACTTAATGCAGACTGGATTGAAGAAGAATATGGCTATTCATACAATGAAATTATCGATTTTTCGGAAGAGTTAGCTGAACGATTTCAGGATTATTTCGATTGCAATGAATCAGAAAATGACGCATGGATTGACCGTATCACAGAAATGTTTGACGCCGCAGGTAGAAAGGAGAGTAACGATGACTGATCCTTGCCGTTATTGCGTGGCACCGGAGCGTTATCCTGGTTGCCACGACCATTGTGAAAAGCTGAAAGCCCATCGTGGAAGTGACGAGTATAAGAAGCTGTGTGAATACAAAGAAAAGTATTTCAGAAACAATATGCCGAAAAATACGGTAGCAATCTATTATGATATGCGTCGTAAGAAGCATAAAGGTTTACATATGATGGGCTATAAAGGAATGGGTGTTTAATGTGAAATATTGTATTTCTTGTGCAAATACTGGATGCCATTTTAATGGCGATAGAGGAATGGATATAAATCGTTGTCCTCAGTACATTGAAAACGACAAAGAATATAAGTGGGACGCTGGTTTATGCGCTGAAGATACGTGTGAAAGCACTGTCTTGCTTACTATGGCAGAAAAACGTGCTGTCGATAAATTCATTTCCCAACTGCATCAGGAGGGATATTGCGGTTTCGTTTGGATTGATGACAAACCGATTGAATTTTATGGAGTGTGATAAAATGTGGGATTTAGTTGAAAATGAATATTCTAAAAAATATGGAATCGGGTGCGCAACCTTTTTTCGTGACAAACAATTAAAAACAGCAATGGTTATGTATAAATATAATGGCCGTAGCGTTATGTTTTGCTATTCCGAGTACGATAATAAGATTCTATCTGACGGTGATAAAGATGAAATTGAGATGACAATCAAAAAGAAACTCAACTTTTGGAAGGATTAACTATGTGGGATTTAATTAAAGATGAATATTCTGAACAATATAAAATCGGAAGAGCAAAGTTCAAGAACAAACAAACAGGTCATTACTTCACAATCATGTATATGGTATTTAGTTTTTATATTTCTTTTTATTATCCAGAGTATTCTTTCTTTTTTGTTCTTCCTACCGCAAGAGATAAAGAAGAAATGAAAGAAATTATTATTTTAAGACATTCTAAAACTTTGGAGGATTAACTATGTGGGATTTAATGGGTAATAATTATTCAGAAGTATACGGTATTGGATATGCTTTACTGAATGGAATTTCAGCTGGGTTTTATGTGAGTGTCATGTACAAGAATCTTGGAAATGAAATTTACTTCTATTATCTTGATGATGCTCCTTACGGAGAGCTCGATGATAATACCAAAAATAAAATTGAGGATATTATCTATGATGACCTTAGCAAGCGTCATATCTTTGGGGAGGACTGATTATGTGGGATTTAAGAGAAGTTCATGCACTGCACGATGGTGATGGCTGGGTTTGGAATGAATCTTTCCATCACAAGAATGTGTTCGTAGGAGAGAATGAAGATCCGAAAGAAATCTTCTGGCAAGAATGTCAGATGTTCTTCCTTCAGGATTATCTGAACAAATGTGAGGTCGTGGATGTGAATGGTGGCAATATTCTGGAACTTCAGCTGAAAGATTCCGGTGAACCGGTTCTCGCTATGATTATGGCAGAGTAAAGGAGAATGGATTATGAAAATTCATCCTAAATATATTGATGTTTTGGAATCGCTGGATTGGCGCATATGCGATTACACAAATGATGGTAGAGTTGAAATTGAAAATTATTCTCCAGCAGGAGAAGACTTAATTGTTTGTGTGGAGGTTGAAAACTTTCCTGAATCAGTTTATGAATATGCCCGTGATTTTGATGCTGATGAGCACGCAGAGATGTGGGTTGGGCATCGTGGTGAAGGCGGTTGTCCTTCTAGTGTCAGAGAACTTATTGACGACGCTGATGCTATTAAAGAAATGTTGGAAGAATTAGCTGACAAGCTTATAGAGGTGGAATGAGTTATGACACGATACGAAATTGTGTTTTACCGCAATGACATTTTTGACGAATTGATTCCGTTTAAGAAAATGCATAAGGAATTTAATTCGTATCAGGAAGCTAGAGTGTGGGCACAGAATGAGTTGTACGACTTGCCTACGGCAGTCGCAATGAATGTGTTTATGGATATTTGAGGTGAGAATATGGATGCTTTACATACGATTATGAAAGAACTGAGAGCCGGTAAGGTTTATGGAAAAACTTGCGAAGGTCGAATCGAACCGTATTTCTGGTTTGTTATGTATAAAGATGGCAACATTATCCGTTGGAGACATTTTGGTGAAAGTTCAAACCGTTGCAATTTGAAAGACCTCAAATGGGTAATAAAGGTCATCTTTAAGACAACGCCAGAGAAGTTTATTGAAGAGTACGAATGTAAATACTGGTGATAAAAGGGAGATTTTAGATATGGAAAAACTGTATTGCTACGATAATGAAATTATAAAATGGACTTACGGCGATAATCTGTATTGCTTGCATATCCAGCACGATGATGAAGAAGATAATAATCCTCGTTGGTGGGACGACCATGATTCTGTAATGGCCTGTTTTCATTCGCGGTATCGTCTTGGTGATAAGATTGATGCGAGTACGGCAGAGGAGTTTTGGAACGATCTGGTTTACGAGATGTGCGAGCCAGAAGAAATTATCAATGCACTTATTAACAAGAAAACCATTGATGTAATTGCAGAAAAGAGTGTTCATGATGATACATATTATCTTTCTGTTCTTACTGATAATGGAGAGTATACTCATTTTTGTCAGGGTTTGAAGGAGAATGAAATCCCAGTATATGCTGAGGGAGAATTATCCATTAAGGATTGTCAAATTCTTCTTGATATGTATATCGCATGGCTTCCACTCTGGTTACATGACCACTCTGGCCTGTCTATGGATTGTAATACACAATTCAGAGGTTCGTGGGACGATAGCAATGTTGGTTGGATTATTACAAAAGTTCCTAGCGGTTCTGATGTTTACAAAACAGAAGCGGAACGAATCATGCGTGACGAGGTTAAGACCTATAGCGATTATCTTTCCGGTGAGAACTACGGCTATACGCTTTATCGAGAAGAACACGGAGAATGGAATGAGATTGACAGAGCATTTGGATTTATCGGTTCCGACGTGCTTGAAAATGGTATTGTATACAGCGCCGGTTGTGGTCTTGAAAAGGCATTAAAGGAAGATCGGTGCCGTATCGGTGATGCAAAGAAGGTCGTTACCGTCACTTATAACTTTGATAACATTTAAGGAGGCATGGATCATGAAGAAACTCACAGCAGAAGAGTTTGCCAAAAAGGTTATGGAGAACGGCACTGAAATTGATTACAGCGAATGGGCTTCTAAGAATCGCGGTTGCGAGGTCTGGGAAATCTATGCACACATCAATGAGAATGGTGAAGTAGTCCATGGAAATGGAATCGGAATCGAAAGTATCTGGACGTACCTAGAACTTGAAAATGAAGAACAGAGCAAGGCGTTTATGAACGGCGAGCTGGACGATAAAGAAAAAGAGCTCATTATTAAAGAGCTTTATCCTGAATATCTTGGTATTTTGAAAAACCTATAATAATTTTATTTTAGGAGAGGAAATGGAATGGATAAAAATATGATGGAAAAAATTAAACTTCTGAAGCGTGAGCTTTTTATGGATGGATTTGATACAATTGAAAACTTTGTTGGTTATAAACTGAATGAAGACGAGGATGATGATGTTATTGAACGCCGAGTGGATATTGCAATCGATTCGATGTCAGAAGATGAGTTGAATATTTGGTTTGAAAAATATGATATTATTTGAATCTTCGGACGAAAAATATCTTTTATGAGGTGCGAATGTATGAAAATGAATATTGATGTTGATATTGAACGTATTGGAAATGGTTTATTTAATGTTTATATCAGTGATAATGGAAATTCTGGTGCGGAATACAAAAATGTAAATTGTGATCAGATCGGTGAGTATGTAGCAGATTTGATTGATTGTCTGGAAGAAAGCTATGAGGTGTAAAGTATGAGCTATAACGGTGGGCCTTGTTGGTCATGTATTGAGAAGTCTTGTAAAAACTGTCCATGTGCTGTCGCAGAGTCTTTTGATAGTACATATCTTACTGCACAATGGATGTTAAAACTAAGAGAAAATAAAGATGATTGCGACAAATTTGTTGAACGTCTTTGGAAGGAGAACACTGATTTTGCATGGGTTGAAAACGAACGTGGAGAATTAGTTCTTGATCAGAAGTGGAGAGGCTTTCCAGTTGGCAATTTCACACAGGATGAATGGTTTCATTGGGTAGATGAGTTCCATAGTAAAGGCGTTGGCTGGGTTTACGAGAATGTGAGTGTGTAAAATTTAAGAGGAAAAATATCATGAAAACTTACACAAAAGACGAACTTTATAATCTCCTGAAGAACGGCGCTATTCTTGATGAATTGCTTGATATGAGTGATGGGCAAGAGTGTACGATATTTAAAGCGGATTGCTTTCCTGAAGAGGACTGTTATAACAGCGTTATTTATATTCCTGATCTCGATATGAATGGTGTTGCCTATGACCATAAAATGACTTTGCAAGAACTTGCAGACGCATATACGAACTTTTACACTGCACAGGATATTATTGATATCTGTGAAGGTGATGAAAAGAAGGCAAAACGAGTGTTTTACAATTGTGATTGGCAGCATCCATCCACCGAACTTACAGAGATGGAAGCATTTGACGAAGATGATTGCGATGCTCGATATTATTATGCTGAAACTCGTTGGTGCATCGATGACGTTATCGATGCAGCGAAAAGAAAAGGTATTGTATTGAGCCAGCAGCAGGCTGAATTGTGGTGGGAAAAGAATGAAAATTGGTTCAAGGATACTCTTACTGAATATGGTAATGAGATTCTTTTTAATGCAAAATTTTAGTGAGGTGTAAATATGTGGTGTGTTATCGAATGTGGTTCTGAAGGTGAAATTTTTGAGCCTGAGTTTTTTCAAAACGAAAAAGAAGCTATGAAATATATCGTGGATGATTCGAAAGAATGCTATGCAATGTATTCTGACCTTCCTAATGTTCTGGCTTATTATGATAGTGACGAACTCGAAGCACAGGTTTGGACGGATGAATTTAGTTTCAGATGGAAAGCATTTGATATTTCTAACAAATTGATGTAAAAGGAGAGTTTTATTATGGCTATCGTAAATGGATTTGATACTCAGAAACTGCGGTATATCCTCTTTGGTGATAAAGGCTATGAGATATACAAGGAAAACGATTTTTACTACCTAAGTAATGGATATGGTTATAAGTTTGATGAGAAAGATGGTTGGTCTGATTCTGATATTGCAATGCTTCACAAATATTTTGAATACGTAAATCCTAGCCGTTGTTCATATTGGGAAAAATTTCACAATGTAAAAGAATTTAAGCAAATCTACTATAAGGAAAACAGAAACGGCTGTTTATATACTTATCCGTGTGTTATTTGCGAATTGGATAATAAAAATAAGGCTTTACTAAATGAGAAGTATACAAATATTCTAGCAAAAGCAAAAAAGTGGGGTTGGTTTGCAGAGTGCAAGGATAGTTTAAGTTGCGTTCACTTTATGAATAAACAGAACACTCTTGAAGCATGGATTTGCCCAATTCGTTACAAAGAAGGTGCTATCTAATGTTCTATCATCTTGAATACTCTGTCAGACATTTTATGTACGGCGATACATACAGAGGACATGAAATCTATCCAACAAAAGAGCTGCGTGATGCAGAGCTTAATTGGATGAAAACGTGTTACAGCAGACCGACAGAGTTTGTGTATGCAACGTATGAAACCGAAACGCTTGATGAAGATAAGATAATAATATAAAGGAAAAAGATATATGTTTAACGTTGATGAACACGATTTCAAAATCAAAATTCATAATGGTTGGCTGGTCGCTACGGAATCGGCAGATAAAGAAGATTATCCGGGTATGCTGATTTATTATTCTAAAGACGGAAAGACATTCTCATTGGATGATTTAATTGCGGTTGTTGAGCAGAATGCAGAGGACGACAAGATTCAAATTGATCTATATAATAAATGCCGCGAAGATTATTCCTATGTTTTTGATTACAAAGATGGTGAGCTGAGGGAGTGAACGTTATGATGAAAAGTTACTTCAATAGAAATTTCTTCAAATTTAAAACAAGGTCTGGGTATATTATTATTTTGACTTCAACGGATAAAAATGGGCACATGACTGCATTTGCATTTAGCTCAGTCGATGGAAAAACTTTTCATCCGTGGGATTTGATTAAGGTTTTTGATAACGAGGACGAGCGTATGGCAGATTTCAATTATGACGACATGAGGTGAGAGTTATGACTGCACGTGAAATTGCAAGAGATTTTATTTCTAAGATGAATCCATGTAGATGGAATGGACGTGGATACAAACCGGATACATTTAATGATAAAGATCAGATTAAATATCATGTAGATGGTCACCCTGAAATTGATGTGGATGTTTATTATGAATATGATGCTGGCGATAATAGCTGGTGGCATTTTTGTGATGCACGTGATAATGCTTCTGGCGATAAAATTCTTGGTGTATGTAATCCTAATGTTTGGTCTATTGATGCAATTGAAGAATCTGTTAAATATTTATTTAACAAAATGAATATTGAAATTAAATAAAATCGAGGTTTTAAGAATGTGGACTTTTAATAGGTTTTATCTTCGGGAAAGTTGTATTTTGCTTGTTGAGGAGGACGGAGAAAAGAGTGCAATCACAACAAGTGCATATGACTTAATAAGAATGTACAATAACGGTGAGAGTGAATGTCCTAGTGATAACGCAAAGGTTATTTATTGCTCGATTTTTAATGTAAAAATGAAATGTAAAACGTTCAAAGAATTTATGGATATGCTTGAGAAAATTGTAGCTGATTGTTGTTGAGGTTTTAGATATGAAAAATAAAGCAGTGGTTGTTGTTTATGACGATACGATGTGTAATGGTCCTTACCGTGTAGAGCACAAAACAATGGAAGATGCGGTAGAGTCTGTTAATAATGATTTTGAGAGCCTGATGAAAGAACTACGAGATGAAGGTTATGAACCGGAATGGATTCGTGACGGTCATCATATGCTTGAGGTTTATGTTCCGAATACTTCTATTAACGCTTGGTGGGACTTTGAATAAGGAGGATATTAAAATGGATACCAACAAGATTAAAGAGTTTGAACAGAATATGGTTGATAGTGCCTTTATTGACGCTGTTGATTATGATTCGAAGGTGGCTGCGCGAGCTGTGGGAGCACGTAAGATGAAAATGAAGGGTGTGTGCTCCTTTAACGAATACATTAGTTATTTACAGACCATTACCGGCAATGCAAAATTGTTTTGGAAGTATCAGTTTTGAGGTGACGATTATGAGTGAATTTGAAAATCATGTTTTCGATGTTTGGAATCGTTTTGTAAGAAATATGCCTTGTTGTCCAGAAGATGGTTGTGATCGTTGGTGTGATGGTGAGAATATTCTATGCAAAACATATGAAGATGCACAGAAGGTCGCTGATTATATTGATGAAAAGGCTGGACGAGCAATATCTGCTACCGGTTTTTATGATCCAGAAGAAGATAAGAGAATGGGATGTGTGGATAAGTATACTGGATGGTATTATGTCACGATTTGATAAAACAGTTCTTCTAAAAAAATGAAATACAAAGGAGTAAGTAAAATGACTACCAACAATCCTATGACCGTAATAACCTCTAAGCCCTTCGGTGCACTGAATGTGGATGTGTACCAGAATGATAAACATCAGTATTATATGACCCGTGAACAGATTGGGCGGGCACTGGAATGTAAAGAACCTCGGAAATATATTGCAAAGATTCATGAGCGTAATGCAGACCGTCTTGACTCCTTATCAACTGTCGTCAATTTGACGACAGTTGAAGGTGGAATCACGAAAGAGCGTGAAATTATTTGTTACAGTTTGCGTGGCGTGATGGAAATTTGCCGTCTATCTCGTCAGCCGAAGGCAGATGCGTTTATGGATTTCTGCTGGGACATTATGGAATCTTTAATGCGTGGTGATTCCGTTCTGGCTACGCCTCAGATGGATGTTGCACTGAGCAAGGAATTCATTGATGTAAGACTTCACGCTTTATTTGATAGCATGAAGAATCTTCAGAGCGAACTTGATTCTACCCGGAAGGATCTTAGTGATCAGATTGAGGAAGCTCGCGCTACCAGCAATGAAGCACTGAATGTGATTAGTAGCGTATCTCAGTGTGTCCATCAGATTAAGGACAAGCAGTTGGATAACGCGATTCGCGCTAAGAATTATACTCCTCGCAATGTTTTTCAGGACGAAATGAGTGAATGGCGTAAAGATTTGTATAGCAAGATTGGTGTGATTGCAAATACCAAAGGTTACACAAATAAGGAAACGCTTCACAAGGTTTATGAATATCTGAATCGTAATTATGGTTTCGTTTTGGAAGATGCTCGGGCAAAGTATATTAAGAGAACGAATCGTAGTGGGAAAATCTCTACGATTGATATTATCGAAGAGGACTCCACTTGGAAATCCGTTATGGGCGCTGTTGTTGCAGATATGTACGCGGCATCTATTGAACGTCTGCATCAGAACCAGAGTGAACTTCGTCCTGTTTTGAAGACCATTGAAGCAGTTCCTGAGGTAAATGTGAACGATGCTCCCGTGGTTGAGGTGGAAGCCAAGGAAGTTGTTAATGAGAAGCCTAAGAAACAGAGTGAGACGGCGAAGATTCTTTTCCCGATCATGATGCCTCTGGCGGAAAAACTTGGTGACAAGCCACAATATAAGCACACTTATACACTAATCTATGAGTGTATTGGTTATAAGAAGATGAATAATTTGTTTATTGCTTATGAGAAAGCTCATAGTAAAGCACCAAATCCGAAGACGAAGGTGTTTATCGAAAACGAAAAGAATCTTGCACTGTTTAAAAAGGCTGTAAAGCAGCTGATGAAAGAACAGGAGAATGAGTAAGAGACTGTTATTGAGTAACTTGACACTCGTCAGTTTACTTCCAAAGTTCGTAATGATCTATTCGAAAAGAACTGAGGTACATAAAAATGAAGGTCTATATTTTACATGAAATGTATTGATTCTAGCGATTTTTTACGCTGAAGATAATGTGATTATGGTCACAAAGGATAGAATCAAAGCAATTGATAAAATGGTATTCCTGTTTAATGAAAGCAAGAATGATTTACAACCTGTGAGTGATGATGAAACATGGTGCGAAGCTGCGGAAGCATCTGTTGTTTGTAGTGGTGAAAATTATTATCGTCACCACTGGAAGATTGATGAATTTGAGGTATAAGAACATGATGAAATATGGAAATATAACGTGCAAACGATGTGGTGTCACGTGGTATGGGCCAAAGTGTGGAAAGCTTTATTGCGATAATTGCAGAAAGATTGTGGATAGAGAAAAGGATATTAGATGTAAAAATAAAAAGAAACATAAGCCGACATTTATTGAAATTGCAAAAATGGCAGACGCAGAAGGATTGTCCTATGGTAAATATTGTTTAAAATATGGAATTTAAAGGAGATGTAAATATGAACGCAGTACCTGAGAAGAACGAAAATAACGCAGTTGAGTTTAATCCGCCAAAGGTTGATCCTACTCCAAAAGTGAAGCATAACCAGGTGAAAAACTATAATATCAAACGCAAGGAAGCTTGTAATGGAACGGTGCAGCCTATTAAAGATGTAGAGGATATTAAACGAATTTCGGAATATTTTTGGAATCGTGGGATGTACCGTGATTGGTGTTTGTTTAATGTTGGTGTATGTACTGGTTTTCGTGCAAGCGATTTGCTTCGTTTTAAGGTTTCAGATGTTACAACACAGAGGGTAAATGGAAAGTTGCAAGTAAATGCAAATGCAAAGATACGAATGAAGGAAAAGAAGACTGGAAAATACCGTATCGTTTTTCTTCCAGAATCTGCTTTGGAAGTGATTTCTACTTATATTGATAAAGCAAGACTCCATTATGACGATTGGCTTTTCCCGTCATGTAAAGGAAGCTCTCGCAATTCATTGAGGAGCACAGGCGGGACATCAATTAGTAAAAAGACTGGAATTATGTATACACACGAGGCAAATCCAAAGGTAGCCGGGGAGCCGCTTGATGTGGATAGTTTTGGACGAATTATGAAAAAGGTTCAAAAGGATATGGCTCTTCCATATAATCTTGGAACACATAGTTGCCGTAAGACATTCGGTTATCAGTTTATGGTACAGCACCGTGATGATGTTATGGCTCTGGCATGGCTTCAGCACGCTTTGAATCATAGTAGTCAGGCAATCACTCTTCATTATATTGGTCTTGATTCAGAAGTGGATGAGAGATATTACTCTGGAATCAATTATGGTGTGAATACTCATAGTGAGAATTCTTGAGGTGTATGATGGCTGATACTTATATTAAAATCTGGGATACCTATGAGAGCTACTTTGAACCACTTAGTGCTGCTGAGGTGGGGCGTTTGGTACTGGCGATGATGAAATATAAATCGTCTGGAACGGAGCCTGAACTCAACGGAAATGAGCGGTATGTGTGGCCTGCTATAAAGAGAGATTTAATTAAAGATGCTGAATACATCGAAGGTAAGCGTATTTCTGGAAAAGCTGGTGGCGAAAGCAAACGCAAGCAAAGCGAAGCAAGTGTAAGCAAAAGCAAGCTAGAAAAAGAAAAAGAGAAAGAAAAAGATAAGATATCGTCTTCGTCTTGTGATGAGACGACAACGACGAAATCTATCGAGAATGTATTTAGAGAGAATATCGGGAAACTTGGTGCCACAGGAAAGAAGGCTTTGAATGGGTATGTTGAGCGCATGGGCGATGAACTTGTTCTTGCCGTGATTGGAAAGTGCTCTGATCTAGGCGGTAGCACATGGGCTTATGTGCGAAAAGCACTGGATGAAGCCGAATCTCTTGGCTGCAAGACTGTTGATGATTACCGTCGAGTGTGTCCGATAGGTGGCGGTCGTAATACAAGAGTGGATAGACAAGTTCCTAGTGGAAACGATTGGCTAAAAAATGCAACAAAGCGTCGTCCGCTGGTTAAAAGAGAGCTGGAAACAGCGTGAATTGAGGTTTAAATTATGGGACTGTTACTTGGTTTAGGTTTGCTTGGTGCAGCGTTTGATATTGACGCAGTGAAACAAGCGCCGTTTGATAGAGCGTATCGCCGTCTGGAAAACGAATGGGGAGTTTGCACATCGGAAGAAAGTAAGCGATGCGATGCTCTGAAGTATGCCGTGCAGAATGGCTTATGTTTCGAGGATGAAAAGGAACCGGTTATTGCCTGGCAGAAGCTGAGAGATCTTCAGTGGAAGTATCAGTTAGCTGGTGTTTCTTGGCCAAGAGAGTCTGCGATTCGAGACGTGTGTCGTTTGGCAGCTCGTGACCGTGGATTTGAGTACAAGGGGTATCTGCGTAATACATTGACTTTTGGTTATATCACTGATCCGAAAAATATTTGCAAGCTTGGTATCGTAGATTGAGAGGAGGTTTGAAAATGAATAACACTCGTAGAAAAGCTATTAAGCAGACCATTGACCGTTTTGATTCCATCCGTAAGAAGCTGGACGAGCTTGTGTCTGAGGTCGAAAGTGTAAAATCCGATGTTGAGGATATCCAGTGGGAAGAAGAAGAGTATCGTGATAATATGCCGGAGAACCTGCAGGGGAGTGAACGGTATGATAAAGCAGATGAAGCTTGCACAAACCTGTCTGATGCTGTGGATGCTCTGGAAGATATGATTGGTGCGTTGGATTTTGATTTTGGTGATGTGACTACATCTCTGGAGGAAGCGATGGAATGACTTTTATTTCAAATCCGTTGAAAAGAAGTGCTTGGGCTGTATTTTTGTACAGAGGTAAGCGAGTTGCTTCGTATATTTTACGAGAAAGCAAATTAGGAGATAGGGAGCTAATGGTAGAACGGCTGGCACGAATGTATATGACGGAGCCAGAAAACATTGTCGTAGATATTGAATTCAGAGATTGAGGTGATAAAGAATGACTGCGTTTATGATGTTTGTTTTGAATGTAGCACTGATAATAACAGTGAACAATAATCCGTTTGTGTTTTGATGAAAAAGGGAGATTGGTCTTATGAAAAAGTATGAAGTAGTTTGGACGGAACTTGAAGATGGGAGTCTTAAATGTAATGCGAACAACGATGGTTTTAGCGGGATGGAAATTTTATGTCTCCTTGAATTAAAAAGAGATGATGTAAAGGCACAGATGTACAACGATACGAAGTTTACGAGAACTGTTCTTGACATGAATGGTATTCGAGAGAAAATTACCAATAAAACCTAAATTCTTTGGAGGAAAATATGAGATATACAAAGCGTGAAATTATTAGCGCATATCGAATTCTCACGAAGAATATTCAGCAGAATGACCTCGGCTGGCGTGGGAAGATGATTTTGAGTGATGTACTTGATGACTATTTCAGCCGTATTGAGGGTGAAAAGGTTGTCGTAGATCAAAAGTATGGAAGCTTTCGCTGTCCAAAATGCAATACTGTAATCACAAGTAGGTATGACCATTATTGTAGAGATTGTGGTCAGAAGTTTGATTGGAGGATTTAAAAATGGCAAACAACAATAAGAAAATTAGTGCGCTGCGTGAAGGTATTTGTAAGCTGGAGTGCCACCTAGATAACGTTTGGAAAGATTTAGAACTAAATCATTTTCAAAACAAGATGCAAGAGTTCCGAGCATATGATTACTACAACACAATTCTTATGACAATTGACATTCTTGGTGGTGACCATCAGCGTAACGAGAATGGTAAGCACAAGGTTTTTATTGCTGGTGTGACAGATGATACTGAGGTAGACCACAATGAAGATTGAGTTAACTCTTAATGAAGCGCGAGTAATTCAAGACGCACTTGATGCGACAAGCCTGTGCCGGTCTGGATGCTATATGGGGTATAAGAGCGGTGGCAAGGATTTGTGTTTCAAACTTGGTAAGGATGGAGATTGGTTCTGTAAGCTAATGCGTGAAATTGATTCTATCAATAACAAGCTTGAAGATGCAATGGACAAGGGTTGATAAAATCCGGGTTCTTGTGGATATTTAACAAAAGGATGTGAAGACCGATGATATAACTATTGATGACGTAGGATTATTAGTAAAATTTTGGTAATTTTGATAATTGTATTGTATTTGATCTTTGTGCGGTGTATGCTTGAGACAACCTCAATACAAACGATCAAATCAAAAGACATGTGAGGTTAATATAATGTGGATTATAATAATATCGTTTATTGCATTTTACTTTATACTGCTTGTTCCTTTTGGGATTTTTGTAATGGGACTACTGAAAGTGGCATCTATTGCAGACGATCAGAGTGAGCAGTGGGCAGTGAGACATGGAAAGTGTGGGCGAAATGAATGATTTGAAACCGTGTCCGTTCTGTGGTGGGGAAGTTACCATTGCAGAGGGCGGTTATCACCAAACAAGATGGATGTATGTTACGAGAGGAAATAAAGAAAATAGGTGCAACTGTTATGTTATCATGGAAAGTAAAACTTACGACTTTGATTCCTCTGAAAGTGAAAAAGCAAAAATTAAAGCCAACCTTATCGAAGCGTGGAATAAACGAGTTTATAAAAGTTAAGATTTAATGGAGGAAAATATTATGAGCGAAATAATTCATGAAAAGAACAAACATGAAGTGACTCGACTTGACGCAATTAGAAAGATAGACATTATGGGGCTTGAAAAGTTTCTTGAGAACATTCAGAAGTATCCAGATCGTTATCCAAAGAATAAATTTGAATGGATTGTATGGTTACAGGAGCCAGTTGAAGATAGAGTACATTTTGATAATAAGGTGTTTTAAAATGATTTATACCGTAACAATGATTGACTCGTTTAAGAACGAGCAGAATGCGAAACTCAGTTCGCCAGTGTCAAACACCAAAGGAATCTACTGGATGCCAGATGATAGTTGGATTGCCGGATACTTCACAGATTTGAAAGAAGCTGTCCAGTCTGTGATTGACAATGTAGCTGATGTCTTTGAACACTGCTACAACTATGCCGTTATCGAAGGGTACGAGGAAGGATTTTATCCTGTGGCCGAACTGACGAAGTGGTTCAAGTATGATGCCAAGAGTGATAAGGCATTTGAAATTGAACCTCCGCTGCATAATAATGTGCGTAGGTATGCGTTTTAAAGAAGGAGAATAAGACTATGAGCAGTGTACTTATTGATCGGAACGCAGCTAAGAAGGTAGAATCCATCTTCGAGCATCCTGATAAGGTCTATTCGGTGTATTTGAAGGATGGCAGAGATGTCGTTTGGCTGCAAGGCGAAATTGAGCTGTATGAATTTTTGCGCAGCTTATAAAACCAATATTTTAGGAGTAATATTATGAAAACTTTTGATGTTTTAAAAGCTGGACAGACTATTGTGGCCGAAGACGGGGACACAATGAAAGTTATTGATTATGATTTTTATGGAACGGGGCAGAAGATCATGTGCTTCATGTCGGATCATTGTGTATATCCATCAACTGAGTTTAATGCAGGCGATTGGGAGATTGAAAGTTGAGAGGAGGTTTTATTTATCACTAATAAATTGTTAATAAATCGTGAGCAAAGCGTTGCTATTGTATGTATAATGTGCTTGCTGGCAGGGAATCTAGTAGCGAAAACGTTACCAAATGTTGGAGCTGAAAGCACGTATACATATTATAATGGTCAATTTACTTCAAATGTTGCACAAGCAACAAAAGAGAATGAAAACGATGAACCTACAATTTTTGTAAAGGAAATCGTTGAGACGAAGGTGGTGAACTTTAGCCAGGGTAAACATGAACTCACTGATGATGAGCGTGCCCTTGCAGAGCAGATTGTTGCTTGTGAAGCAGGTGCTGACAGTTTGGAAGGCCAGATGGCCGTTGCTCAATGTCTTTATGATTCCGCTGTACTTGATGGTCTAACCATCCAGCAGGTCTTTAAGAAGTATGGTTATAGTTCCTTATATAATAGGAAGGTTACGGCAGAGAATGAGCTGGCTGTCTCTATGGTGTTTGACTATGGTGCTAAAATTTCAGACAAACCTATTCAATGGTTTGTAACCCCGACTGCAGCTCCCGGCAGTTGGCACGAGCGTGGAGCAACCTTTGCTGGACAATTTGGCGCACATAGGTTCTATTATGATTCGAAGTTGGTTGTGGATGATGCTGAGTAAATGGCGTCATCTAAAATTTTGATAAATAATACAACAAAAAGATGTATAATATATTGACTAAAACAAAAGGCTGTGTATAATATATCTTGAAAGTTGTTTGTGTGAGCGGAAGGCGGTTATTCTTGATGAGCGATAGAAAGGTTTTGAAAGTTATACGGGTTGATGATTTTTTAAAGTACATAAGAAAAAAGCGAGTGTGGGTCTGCTTTGTTTGTAATGGTGTGGATATTCACATGATCTGCAAAAAGATTGACGACATTGGCGTAGAGACGGGTGGGATTGTTAATGGCGTGGGGTTCTTCGGAAATGAGAGTCACATCGAGTTGCGACAAAAATGCTATGAAGTAAGGAGAATTGAACTTAGGTCTGGCTGTGTAGAGAAAGCGTATGAGATGATCTTCGATAATACCAGTGTGTTCGTATCAGAGAATCCTGAGTTGTACGGGCACTAAAAATATTTTCAAAAACCTCTTGACTTCTGTGATTGTATCCTGTATAATGTAGCTATGGAACGGAGCTACATCATTGTAGAGGAGAATGACTATGGATAACAATATTGACCCAAAGGTCGGAGAGGTTTGGTTGGTTGATCTATCCAATGCGACAGGTCATCAGCAGCGCGGCATTCGACCGTTCGTTGTGACAAGTAACAACAAGCGTAACCTCTTCAGCCCAACAATCAAGGGGAATCCGTTATCTTCAAGAACATGCAAGCGTTCTCCGGTTCATGTTTTACTTTCAAAGGAAGACTGTGAGTTCCTAGAGGTTGATAGTATCGTTCTCTGCGAAGAGACTGATACACTTAACAAAGGACAGTTCATCAAGAAACTTGGTGTTTTGTCGGAGCGTCAGATGAATATGATTGCAATGGCAAGATGCAAAGATGAACCATTTTTGCTCGCAGCATTTCTGAGTGGCGTACAACATACTATGGAATTTCAGAATTTTGCCGCATTTGCTTGATTTGTTCTCAGGTTTAATGGTACACTACATAATAAGAAGGAGTGTGCCACTATGCTTACTGAAGAAAAAATCAAAGCTTTTGCCGATAAGTATTCTGATAGAAGCGGTGAGTTTGTTATATCGACGCTTAACCATGTTATGGATTACGAGGCCGAGCGTGGGTATGAGTTGTTTGACTTCACAAAAGATGATTTTGTAAAGATGTTTGCTAAATACAATTGGGTGAACTCAAGTCGGTCGTTCAGAAATGTAAAGTCGATAATTACAGGGTACATCAAAAGTGAGGATCGAGCGAGTATGTATGACTTAGCTGAATTCTCGGAGAGCGATGTGAGTTCAGACAATATGTACGAGGACAAGTATTTTGCGTCAGTTGATGAGTTTGTTGATTTCTTGGACAAGTATGAAAAGCCATATCAGATTCGTATGAATGTGATTGCCGTGCTGTACTGGATTGGCCTTACTTCTGAAGAAGTTTCCAATCTGACGATTAACGATGTTGACTTTGAATCACGTACTGTTTTGAATAAGACCTGTGTTGACGCGAGATTGATGAATATCATCAAGCAGTGTTATGAAATGAAACAATACGATGCTCCAAATATGGGTGGATACAGAACGTTTTATGTCATAAATGGTGATTACATCCTTCGCAAAACAGAGGATAGAACTGGTGCAGACAGTGATTCAAGAATGTCTACAAACACAATTCATAGTTATTTCACGCGCTTGAATGATATTCTCGAAAGAAGATATCATTCAAAGGCTTTAGATCGAAGACATCTGACCAGAAACGGCGAGTATGTCAAGGTTTATAACTACTGTAAAACTCATCCAGAATTTAATCTTGCAGAACTTAGTTTCGGAAATGGTAAAGATCCTCTTGCGGACATTATCGGAAGAAAGTGCAGCAAGGTTGCCTACATTAGTTTCCGGCAAGGATACAAGGGCTGGATCGAATACTTCCACAAAAATTAAAAACAGGGGGCTTCGGCCCCTTGATTTTAACATGGTAACTATATAACACAGGATACAGAAAATAGTATTTGAATGGAGAATGATAACAATGTCTGATTTCAAGAAATTTCGTGCACTGCTGCAGGACCACTTCAATGAGATGGTGAAGGGCGAAAACCCTCTGTTTATCACCGATGCAGACGAGGATGAACTGTATAATCTGTATCTCGACAGCTTCCCAGCTGGCACGAATGAGTTGTTCCGTAAGCGGCGCGAGTATGACTGTTCCTGCTGCCGCCGTTTCGTAAAGAACATTGGTAAGCTGGTTTCCTTTATGGATGGTCAGATGGTTACCGTCTGGGATTTCGATACCAAGTCCGATGTTTATCAGCCGGTTGTGGATGCGCTGGCTGCCTATGTGAAAACCTGCGCTGTTGTGAACCCGTATTACGTCAGCCGCAATATGATCTCTGATAGCAAGTTTGGCACTGAGATGAACTATGAGTATGACGCTGATCATAAGGCGGTTCATACCTGGGATCATTTCGCTGTCGAGATTCCTCAGCGGTTCATTGTACGTCCCGATGACGTACCTACCAAGATGGCTCAGTGGCGTGATTCCGCCAATGTGTTCAAGCGCTCTCTGGAGGAGCTAACAATGGATGCCGTGGACACCGTGCTTGAGCTGATTGCGCAGAACAGCCTGTATCGCGGTAAGGAGTTTGAATCTCTGGTTCGTGGCTTCAAAATCGATAAGCAAGTGTATGATTGTCTGCCTGATGAAAAGAAGTCCGCTTATGTTTGGATGGCTCCCGGCGGAGCTTCGATGAACCGGCTTCGCATCCGCAATACGGCAATCGGTACTCTGCTGGTGAACCTGAGCGAGGGCATGGACGTGGATGCTGCTGTGTCTGCGTTTGAGGCCATTGTTGCTCCCGCCAACTATAAGCGTCCTAAGGCGATTTTTACCAAGAAGATGCTGGAAGACGCACAGAAAACCGTCACTGAGTTGGGCTATATGAACAGTCTGGGTCGCCGGTTTGCTACTCTGGACGACATCACCGTAAATAACATTTTATTCTGTAACCGAGACGCAGCCCCTCGTATTACTGGCGCTGTGAATCCGTTTGAAGCAATGGCGAAGACTGTCGCAATCGATCCTAAGAAGTTCGGCCGCGCAGAGGAAATCGGTATTGATAAGTTTATCAAGGACGTGCTGCCCACTGCGACTGGTCTGGAACTGTTTATGGAGAATCGGTTTGAAAAGAATATGATGTCTCTGATTGCTCCACAGGATAAGAATGCGCCGTCTATGTTCAAGTGGACGAATGGTTTTAGCTGGGCATATACAGGCAACGTGACTGACAGCCAGATCCGTGATAACGTCAAGAATGCTGGCGGCAAGGTCGATGGCGTACTGCGTTTCTCTATTCAGTGGAATGACACAACTGGCGAGTGGGATGAAAACGATCTGGATGCACATTGTATTGAGCCGAATGATTTTGAGATTTATTTTGGCGACAAGCGAGATAGCATGACCGGTGGAAATTTGGACGTAGATATTATTCGTCCCATTCGCTATAAGGCCGCTGTTGAGAACATCACTTGGCCTGATATCAAAAAGATGAAGGACGGCAAATACGAGTTTTTTGTTCATTGTTTCTCTTACCGTGGCGGCAAAACCGGTTTCCGCGCTGAAATTGAGTTCGATGGCAACATCTACTCTTTCAACTACGATAAGCCGCTACATCGGGGTCAGAATGTCGTTGTGGCAAAAGTCACACTGAAAGATGGTAAGTTCTCTATCAAGGAGCTGCTGCCCAGTTCTACCAGCACCCGCGAGATCTGGGGTGTGAGTTCCAATCAGTTTGTACCGGTGTCAGTAGCTATGTATTCTCCGAACTACTGGGATGAGCAGACCGGCAATGGCAACCGTCACTACTTCTTCATGCTCAAGGATTGTGTCAACCCGGAAAAGCCTAACGGATTCTACAACGAATTCCTGAAGGCAGAACTACTCCAGCATAAGCGGGTGTTTGAAGCTCTTGGTTCCCAGATGGCAGTGCAGTCGGTAGATGACCAGCTGTCCGGCGTTGGGTTCTCTGAAACGAAACATGATTCCTTTGTTGTCAAGGTTCAGGGCACTACTGAGCGGGTTTTGAAGGTTGTTATTTGAAAAGGAGAGAATGAATATGGAAAAGAATCTATTTGAAATCGCAACTCGTAACCGTTATCGTTTTACCTACAAGGGTGTCATGACCGTGGAAGACCTGTGGGATCTGAGCGTCGAGGCGTTGGATGCAATTTTTAAGACTTTGAACCGTCAGAAGAAGACTGCCGACGAAGATTCTCTGCTGACCACTAAGAGCGCCGCCGATACTGAATTGGCTAATAAAATCGAGCTGGTCAAATATATTGTGTCTATTAAGTTGGCTGAATCTGAGGCTCGTGTGGATGCAGCCGAGAAGAAGGCGCAGCGCGATAAGATTATGAAGATTGTGGCAAAGAAGAAGGACAAGGAGCTGGAAGATATGGACGTAGACCAGCTGATGAAGAAGCTGGAAGAGTTGAACTAAAATAGACATTTTATCGTGATTTTCGTTAGAATAATTAACGAAGTATCGTGATGTTTCTTCTTCCAAAAATGCTCTGCGCGGGGCTGACAGCCGGGAAAGACCGGCAATATGGGGATATGGTGAAATTGGCAGCCACGCTTGATTCAAACTCAAGTGTCGAAAGACGTATCGGTTCAAATCCGATTATCCCTACCATGAAGATCAGTTGTTCTGGCTAGATCGGGGATTGGCCGTTCATTGGCAAACGACAAGCATCACACCGGTAAATGATGCCGAGCCAAATAGGAAGGGGAATAAGGTGTAAGCCGAGTAGCTGTCGGACGAATACCCTTCAGGTAGCCAGTAAACCGGAATGTAAAACAAATGTTGGCTGTTTCTGATCTTCTATATAAGCTACCGTGGTGGAATGGCAGACACCGGAGACTTAAAATCTCCTGTCGGCAACGACGTGCCCGTTCAAGTCGGGTCGGTAGCACTAATATCCGGGTGTAGCTCAGTTGGAAGAGCGCGTGCTTTGGGAGCATGAGGCCGCAGGATCATGACCTGTCACTCGGACCAGCCCGAAAGGGCATGTAGAATTTTTCATTCACATTATTCCCAGCTCTCTGGAAACAGAGCAGTGTGGCATAGCAAGCTGGGTATATGATGCGCCATCGCCAAGCGGTAAGGCAGAGGACTTTGACTCCTCCATCACAGGTTCGACCCCTGTTGGCGCAATTTATGCGGATATGGTGGAATGGCAGACACGCCAGACTTAGGATCTGGTGCTTCGGCGTGTGGGTTCGATGCCCACTATCCGCACCACGATCATAGAATGGTTGCGTACCGTTTTGTTGATCTCCTTTGACTGCCACTATTATTCCCAGCTCGCCAGTGATGGTGCAGTAGTGCTTTGTAAGCTGGGTGATTATGCAGCGGTCGTACAATGGTTAGTATATCAGCCTTCCAAGCTGAGGATGAGGTTTCGACTACCTTTCGCTGCTCCAATCTCGTATGGGTAGGATTTTTAGCGGTCAAATCCGGCTGCGCCTGTGCGAGATACCACCCCGAAAGGGGCGAGATATAGGAAATGTGCATCACTGTTATTCCTTCCTCGTCTATATGATATAGATGCAATAGTGTTTATAAGGAAGGTTCCCAGTTGAATAGTTGCAGCTGTTTGACTGGTAATATGGGATAGTAGCTCAGTTGGTCAGAGCTGGCGGCTCATAACCGCTTGGTCGCGAGTTCAAATCTTGCCTGTCCCACCAGCCCGATAGGGCATACATAAAATCTGCTAGAACTTTTGTTTTAAATTATGTAAGGAGGGATTTTCTACCAAGCAAATTAGCGTCTGGTCTTGCAACGTAGAAATCGTTGCGCTCAATTCAGTTTGAACCAGAGCGCCTTTACCGCCACCTTCACATCCAGAACGGATTTTTAGAGTGTAGGCTGCAGGTTCTGTGCATCGAGTCGAAGTCTCTCGATGGTTTGACTCCAATACTCGTCCAATTCCTTCTCTTCCAGACCTTCTTGTTCCTTCACTTTCTGCACCACCTGTGACAGAGTTCCTGGATTCCACCATTCGATCATATCCAGCAACGCTTGCTTCAGGAGTTCGGGCAAAGGTTTTCCACGCCGGGATGCTCTCACAAGAATCCCCTGACATGCTCGTGCGCTCAAATAGAATTTCTGAGGCACGTTGTCCTCCAAAATCCATGACAAGCGCGATTCTCTGGCGGCGCTGGGCGACTCCCCAGTATTTAGCGTCGAACAATCTCCATGCAAGAGACCATCCATTACCGGAAATCGCTCCAGATTTTGCCCACTTTCCGTTCTTTCCTGAAGGTCGAGGAATTGAAACGTCTGGCTCGACAATGCGTGCAAATCTTTCCAACACACATCTGAAGTCTTCACCTTTGCTTGAGCTAAAAGCTCCTCTGACATTTTCCCAGATTGCGAATTTTGGATATTCCCCATTGGTGGCCTCCCTCATTTCTGTAATCACACGAATCATTTCAAGGAACAATCCAGAGCGTTCACCAGCCAAACCTTCACGTTTACCGGCCTGACTCAAATCTTGGCATGGACTGCCTCCTGTGATACAGGAAACCGGTTCAATCTGCCATCCATGAAGTTGTGTGATATCTCCGTAATGCTTCAGTTTTCATTCCTCCTTTTCGTATCCTGTATTATATAGCTAAAACTTTAAAAATTAGCGAAAAATAATAGACGTATTAACGTCATATTATTCATTCGCTTATAAAACAAAAGATTTCGCCGGTAGTATTTGAGAGTCACAGCCAGGACGCTCGATATACTCAGCAGGGTGATACAAGTCCGACTTGTACTGCTCAGTGGGGAACAGGCGGTAATAATATGCCGCTGGTCGTTGAAAAGAAAGCCTTTGCAATGCAGCGCATTGGTGAGTACAAGGAAAGCGAACACGCCAGCACGATGAAATCTCGTGATTATAAGGACGCTACTGATCTGATTGCAGAGAAGGAAACGAAGAATCTACGATGGATTGTTCGCCGCTTGACTCCTTTGGAGGATGAACGGTTACAGGGTTTCCATGACGGATGGACTGATATCGGTGATTGGATCGATGAGAATGGGAAGAAGCACAAGACTTCTGACGCAGCTCGTTACAAAGCACTCGGTAATTCAATCGCTTTGCCTCAGTGGTATTGGATTTTCCAGAAAATGAAGCCGTATATCGGTGAAAGTCCTACGCTTGGCAGTCTTTTCGATGGGATTGGTGGCTTTCCGCTTGTCTTTGAAAGTACGTATGGTTATGGTACTGCTATCTGGGGATCTGAAATTGATAGCTTTTGCGTTGCAGTAACTAAGAAGCATTTTCCAGAAAAGCAAAGAGGATAAAAATGGGAGCTTTTATTGCAAGACAGCCTAACGGTTTGCTGTGTCGGTTTTCTTCGGTGGTCGATTGTGTCACCGATTACAACATGACCGAAGAAGAATATATCGAGATGTGTGCTGAAAAGGCACGAAAAGAAGCACGAGATGTTCTTGACCATTATATTAAGCCGTTTGAAATGGTTGACAGGTGTTTCTTCCCGAACAACATGACAATCGAAGAGCACAAGCGGATTATGAAGGAAATGGAAAAGCCCGTTGACAAAGCAACTCATATTCCGTAATAAGAAAATTTCATAAAAGGCTAATTCAAACAAGGGGTGACGTGATGAACAGCAAAATTCCTATCAATGTAACTATCGACCACGGTTCCTTGAGCCTTCCGGCAAGTCCTATCTTTCAGAAGGAGAGGAACACGTATCTTTGTCCGTTTTGTGTGACGAAGTTGGAAAAGTTCGAGTGTGAATGTTCTGATTGTCATCGCAAGATGAATTGGAGTAGGTTTACCGAAAAGAAGGAGGAGATATTTAGTTGAATATAGATTTCTTCCAACGACGCAAAACCCAGCTTGAAGATGCACTTCTTTTAAAAAATCAGGCAGTCGATATGCTTGATTATCTAAAGACACATTGCATCAATAGCGACCAGTATTGTGTAATTCGAGATTATATTGAAGAAGCTGCGAAGATTCTGGAGAGCGATCTCGAATATGCAAACAACAAACTACAATCCGCATTCAGACCTAAGTATAGTCGGAACAGCAGACTGACTCGTGCTCAATCTAAGATGTTCCGCGATAGAGAATATTAAAAATGGGGTGATGCCGTATGAACACATGTAAGAAAATATGTAACTGGTGTGGTCGTGAAATCAAGCCGATAGGCAGCGAGCAGGGAATCAGTTTTGAGCATCAATACTCTTATGGTAGCCAACTTGATGGTTCGCTTTTGAGTTTTGATCTGTGTCCTGAATGTTCAGAACGGCTCCCAGTAGTGCTCGGTGCGATGTTTTTACATAATCCCTTAAAGGACGATTTCTAACGGTAAACGCCGTATGAAATATAAGTCATCAATAAGCCAGACGGAGGATAATACATAGAATGAATAGTGCATGAATTGATTTAAGACAGCAAAAAGAAACATAAGTGATTATCAATGAAACAAAATTACATAAAGGAGACTTGATATGGCAGATAGAATTTTTAATCTTCCTCAGACCCGTGGCTCTTTTGAGATGGCTGGTAAGGTCACCGGCACCCAGCGTAGCAACTTCTATAATGAGAAGGAGACTAAGAGTGGTGTTATTCGTCGTGTCCTGAGCTTTGGCGTTCAGACCTCTAACGAAAACACTTTCTATATTGATCTGGCTGGTATGCCTCACGACAAGGTTTACTTCTTCCGCCGTGCCGATAAGGATAAGGGCATTGAGAAGGATAAGAAGGAAGTAGCTTGGAAGGATCGCATGACCTACGTTGCACCGGAAGGCTATGATATGATTGGCGTTAAGGTTGGTGTTACCAAGAAGACGAATGAGTCTGGTAAGGTCGTCAATGATAACAAGACTCTGACCGATTTTGATGCAGCAAAGGAGATCTCTGAGAACCTGCATGACGGCGACAACGTGTATGTCCGTGGCAACATCGAGTACAGCACTTACAATGGCAAGCATCAGATTCGCTTTGTTCCTACTCAGGTTTCTCTGAGTTCTAAGGAAATCGACTTCGATGCAGAGGGTTTTGAGGAACTGGCTCTGTTCACTCAGACCATTGTTTACACTGGTTGCCGCAAGAGTGATGAGGGCGATGAGGTAGTTGTCGATGCAAAGATCGTGAACTACAGCACCATTGAGGATGCAGAGTTCTTCATTGATTACAAGGCAAATACTCAGAATAAGGTTCTGGCAGACTCTATTCGTAAGCGTCTGAAGCCCTATACCAGTTTTGAGTGCTTTGGCCCTATCGTTAATCAGCAGAAGGTTGAGGAAGTTGAGACCGAGAATATCTGGGGTGGCCCCAACAAGATGAAGCGCCAGAGCACTCCGGCGGTTCGCAAGCTGTATATTGAGGGTGTTAATCCTGACTCCTTTGATCCGAATCCCGGCGACAAGGATGCGGAGCCTACTTACACTGAAGACAATATCTCCGAGGCACGGGCAAAGATTGCCGCCAATACTCAGGCTAAGAAGGACTTCGACGGCAAGGCTGCTGAGAACGACACTTCTTGGTGGGGTGGTTCTAATAAGTCCACTGCAACTCCTGCAGATGAGGAAGAGGTCGATTGGGGCTAAAATTTTTTAGTATTAGCTATGTAATACAGGATACATAAGGAGTTTTGTTATGCAGAATACTCTTGAGTATACCGCCTATAATGGCATGAAATTTTACATTGTCTACATCGAAGCACTTGAAAAGGAACCTGAAGAAGACTCTCCGATGATGTCTATTGTGTTTACTACGCATCCTGAGATTATTGCAGAAGCTAAAGCTGACGCAGAATGCAATGGTGGTGCTGTTCCGGTAGGGTGCAAAGACCTTCTGGTTGATAGTGTGGATAACATCACCCGTCAGTTAGATTATGTTGCTCATGCAGTTGAAACGGGTGATCCGTGGTATGAGTGTTTGAAAGTTTAATAAAAGAAAAGATTTAGAGAGGAATTTACATATATGGCTATGATTCGTAAGGCATCTGCTGTTCGTAAGAAGCTTCATATGCTGATTTATGGCGAACAGGGAACTGGTAAGTCTCGTACTGCTATGCAGCTGTGCTATTTGAAGAATGCAGACGGTAAGCCGTTCCGTGTTCTGTATTTGGATACCGAGAATGGTTCTATTGATAATTACACCGAGGAGCTGGAAGCCAATGGTGTGAATCCTGATAATCTGCTGATTGTTTACACACAGTCTCTAGCAGAGGTTCAGGATTATATCAAGATGGTTACCAACGATGAGGATATTGAGGATGAGAATGGAGATGTTTATCTGGATGCAGATGGCAAGCCGTTCCGTGCAGACGCTCTGGTTGTTGACTCCGCTTCCATCCTCAAGATGACTGCTACCCAGGGCCTCACCGCCTTTTCGCAGAAGCGTGCCAAGGTTAAGGCTGCATCTCAGGGTCTGACCGGTGATGAAAAGGCAGTTAAGATTGAGGGTGCTGGCATGGAGCTCAAGGATTTCAATACCCTGAACTTCAAGGGTCAGTCTTTGATTTTGGATCTGAATGCATCTGGTGTGAACTACATCGTTGTTTGCCGAGAGAAGGACGAGAAGCATACTAAGGTTGTGAATGGTTCTATCGTAAGTGAGCCTACTGGTCGTAAGATTCCTGATGGGTTTGCTGGTCAGGAGTACAACGTTGATACTGAGTTCCGCCTGTATTTTCAGGATGGTCAGCAGCTCGCTTTCTTCGATAAGGATCGTACCGGTATGCATAAGGGCGGTGAGGTCGTTGAGGATCTGACCCTGCTTGAGTATCAGGATATTATCTCTAGTAGCGCAAAGAATCGGGAGAACGTCATCAAAAACGGCTTAAACGATGCTGTTAAGACTGAGGTTAAGCTGAGTATGCGTGATCTTGGTATCGAAAACGATGAGCCGGATGATGTTCCGGCAGATAAGAGTTCCGATAGTAAAGAGCCTTCTATGGATGACATCAAGGCAAAGCTGAATGACCTGATTGCTTCCGCTTCTCCTATGAAAAAGAGTGCCGCACAGAAGGCTGTTAAGGCGGCTGGCCTGTCTACCGCATTCCGTTCTATGACTGATATTGAGGAACTGAAGAAGGTTGCCGCAGTCATGGAGAAGGAACTGGCTTAATGGAACTAACCCGTAAATGCAAGATTTGCGGGAAGAACATTTTCATCGAGCGAGACCGTAGCACGTTTTTCTATGACAAGACTGGTTTTTATCATAAGGATTGTTTTGTAGAAAAAAAGAAAAATCAAAAACGCCCTTGGACAGATGACCTACTAAGGGCATTTTTTGACAAAGTGAATGACACTACGGATAAAAAGGTCGATGATCTTCTTTCCAAAAAGAGAGAGCAAGACCACAATCGTGAGCTTGCACATATCAAACAGGAAGAGAAAAAGATTCTTTTCGACCATATTCGAGATATATACGCCCCGGCGGTTGTTCCTGGCAACTTCTACTCGAAACTTACACAGTTGATTTCCGGTAATTATTACAAATATAGAGGTTCTATTCCTCCGCTAGAACTTTACGATATGTGGGTTCTAGCGAAACCCCGACTAGATAAAATAATTGCCGAGAAAGAAGCAAAGGGCTGTGATATGAGTCAGCGATGGAATTACGACTTGGCTGTTTTATTGGCTCAATACCCTAGTTATCTCGAACGAAAAGAAAGACTTGCTTCGATTCGCAGTGAAAGCGAAGACAAAACGAAGGAAAATCTGACTGAAACGGTACTGAAACGGATGAAAACAGCACCGAAACAGAGTAAAAACGAGAATGAAATTGATATAAATGCAATTCTCGATGAGATATAAAAGAGGGAGGTGGATGAGTGGAACTCATTTCAAATATCCCGAACGAAATTCTATTTGTTGGCGCAATTTACAAGCATCCTGACTATTTGGTCGAGTATGGGCATTATGTCAAGAGCAAGTACGATTTTGCCGATGAAGCAACAAAATTTTTCTACGATGCAGCGTTGATTATTTACGAAACTCGGACTCAAGAATTTAATAAAACGTCTGTTTTAACGTTTATGGCTGAAGACGAGTCCAGATTGTCACAATACAAGCGGCTGAAGGGCTGGTCAACCATTGAATACTACATGAGCCTTGCGAATGACGATGATATCAAGGGATACTTCAATATCCTGAAGAAATATTCGCTACTTCGTGAGTATCAGAGAAACGGTTTTAACATTGAAGGAATCTTGAAGCATCGACAGTTTGAAATGTTTGGCGCTCAGGACATTTACAAATTGATTCGTGGCAAGGCCGACAAGATCAATACGGTTATCATCACAAACGATGATGCTGAGATTTTGAATAATGGTCTGCTGCCAATGGTCAATGAACGTCTGAGCGTTCCTGATATGGGCTTGCCGTTCCAGTATCCTATCATGAATGATTTGTTTCGAGGATTGAAGCTGGGCACTGTGATGTTCAATGGTATGCCATCTAACGCTGGTAAGACTAGATACATGATGGCGATTGTTGCATACGTCACATTGGTTCAAAAGCAGAAAGCTCTTCTGCTTTTGAATGAGATGGATCTTGAGTCAGTCAGGTATTGCTTACTGGTCACCGCTATCAATAATCCCGAATTCCAAGAGTTACATGGTCATCGTTTCCATAAGGATGAGCGAGAAATCACTCTTGGAATGTACCGGGATGCAAATGGAAACTTCATCTTCCGAAAGCAAAACGAAGACGGGGAATACATAGAAAGCATTGATGAGTTCACCGCTCGTGTCTACGAGGAAAGCGAGGAGTATCGCAATGTACTTGATGTCTGCCAGTGGATCGAGAGCGAATCACAAGGCTTGATTATCGCAAAGGATGTCTCTTCTGATTATAGTGACAAGTCCCTACGATTTGAAATCCAGAAGGCAGCTCTCACTCAGGGAGTTAAGTATGTGTTTTATGATACTCTAAAGAACGATATTGCATCTATTGGTGAATGGGCGGCATTCAAGGTCACGGCCACTGAGCTTGAAGAGATTGCGAAAAATCTAAAGATCTTTATCTACGGTAGTATCCAGTTGGCTGAAAATGCCCATGAATATCTTCCTGATGAGCTGAATTCAAACAATATTGCTGAGTCAAAAATGATTAAGCATGTTGCTTGGACGATGGTTCTGTTCAAGGAGATTCCAAAAGACAAGTTCGTGAAATATCAATACATTTCTCATGACCCTGAGTGGGGCGGTGACTGTGCCCATCGGCTGAACCCAGATAAGCGGTATTACGTTGGAAACATCGACAAGAACCGTTTTGGTGAGAAAAAGAAAATCATGTTTGAAGTGAATTTGAACCAGAATGTCTGGAAAGAGGTCGGTGTCTGCACCAGAAAGTAAGGAACTACAATGGTAAATATCGCAGATCTGAAAAATTACATTCTTGAAGAACAGCAGATTGAACCGATTCTGGAGGAACTTGGTTGTCATCATATCAGTCACAAGACTGGTTATTACCAGTGTGCGAATCCAGATGGCGACAATAGAACGGCACTCTGCATTTACGAGAATGAAAATCTTACTGCGGTAGATTACACACGAGACATTGCCAATGGAAAGACCAGTTATGATTTGATTTCTGTCGTCCAGTTTTTTCTGGAACTGTCTTTCCCAAAAGCCATCAAGCAAATCTGCGAATGGGTTGGACTTGACTACTATCACAACTTCGAGGAAGACCTTCCTAAAAGTATGTTGATTCTAAAAGAGCTCATTGCCATGCAAAATGAAGGTGAAGAACACGAGGATGACCGCCCGATAGTCCCCATCTCCGAAGCCATTCTCGGCTATTATAAACCTTATGTGAACCAGATTTTTGCTGACGATGGGATATCTTATGAGACGCAGCAGGAGTTTGAGATTGGCTTTGATGAACTGACAAATAGAATCACGATTCCAATCAGAGATGAAATTGGTACTCTGGTTGGTGTAAAGGGAAGATACTTTGGTAAGCCGCCTGAAGGTGAATTAAAGTATCTGTATCTTGAGCCGTGTGCCAGAAACCGTATTCTGTATGGTCTGTATAAGACAGAGCCGTACATTAAGAATAAAGGTCTGGTATATGTTGGTGAAGCTGAAAAGTCTGTCATGCAGATGTGGAACATGGATGTCTGCAACTGTGTGGCGACTGGCGGTAAGAAGGTTTCACAAAATCAAATTGAAATTTTGACACGTCTTTGCGTTAATATTTGTTTCGTCTTTGATAAAGACGTTCAGCTTAGTGAGCTTATGGTTCTCGCCAATCGATTTGTCGATGGCGTAAGTGTGTATGCTGTAGTAGATGATAAAGGGATTCTGGATGAAAAGGAAGCCCCGACTGATAATCCTGAAAAATTTAAGGCGTTGATTGAGAACTGCGTTAGGAGAATTAAATGAATGTAAAACTCTGGAAGGGAAGTAGGAACGACCTATCAGACCCTATTAGAACGATTATGGAGAATAGAGGGGTCGAGGATTATAAGACCTACATGAATCTGGATGATTCTTGCTTGAATTCTCCGTGGGAACTGGACAACATGGAAGATGCTGTCAGGCTGTTGAACAAACATATCTGGAATAAGTCTATTATCTCTATCCTTGTAGACTGTGATGTGGATGGATTCACAAGTGCTTCAATGATGTTTCAGTATTTGAAGGCGATTGGTTATTTTGGAAAAATCAATGTTCTACATCATAGTGGTAAAGAACATGGACTCTCTAAAGAAATCGAAGTTCCACCTGAAACCACTCTGCTGATTATTCCTGATGCTGGTAGTAACGATGTTGAGCAATGTAAGGAACTTCGTGATAAGGGTATCGATATTCTGATTCTTGACCATCACATCTGCGACAGAGAGAATCCTTACGCAGTAATCGTCAACAATCAGAATGGTACATATCCTAACAAGGAACTTTCTGGCGCTGGCGTGGTGTATAAATTCCTTCAGGCTGTTGATGAAGATAATTGGACTAATGTTGCAGACCGATATCTTGATTTGGTGGCTGTTGGAAACATCGGTGATGTCATGGATATGCACTCGCATGAAACAAAGCGCCTTTGCACGAAAGGTCTGGCACGAATTGTAAATCCGATGATTTGTGCGTTGATTGAGGCAAACAGTTTCAATATCAAGGGTGACCCGACCATCAATGATGTTCAGTTCTACATCGTTCCGATGATGAACGCACTGATTCGTGTTGGTTCATCTGAGCAAAAGAAGCGGATGTTCCGTGCAATGGTCGGTGAGGAACAGACGTTCCAGTACACTCCGACTCGTGGCAAGAATGCTGGTGTTACGATTGATGAGACTCTGGCGCAGCATGTGGCTCGCGAGTGCTCCTCTTGTAAGTATCAGCAAAACAAGGCCAAAGACAAGGTTGTTGCAGAGCTTCAGGAACTGATTGAAAGGCATGGTGCAGACCAGAATAAGATTCTCTTCTGTAATTCCACCGGCATTCTTGATAACACTCTGACTGGTGTTGTGGCAATCAAGCTGGCTGAAATGTATGCAAAACCGTGCGTACTGCTTCGTACCTTCGCTGATGAACCGAATTATTACGGTGGCTCAATGAGAAATCCTGACGGTTCTCCGATTGAAAGTTTAAAGGAGTTCTTGATGAGTACCGGAGATTTTGAGTCAGTTCTTGGTCATGATAACGCAGCTGGTGTGAAAATCAAGAAAGAAAATGTGCCAAAAGCGATTGCGGATTGTAATGAGCTGCTTAAAAATGTCACGATGAGTAAGGAAATCGTGGTCGATTTTGATTTTGACTATAGTAGGTTGACTGTTGCATTGCCGAAGACCATGTATGAAATGCATAAAATCTGGGCACAGGGAATCTCCGAGCCGTATTTCTACATTAAAAACATTCCGCTGATTCATAGTGGATGTGCTCCGATGGGCAAGAACGGCAATATGTGGAAGTATTCTGATGAAGAAAAAGGCATTGATTTTGTGTGCTTTGCTGATAATGGACGACTGATTGATTGGATCGAAGATAGTTTCGAAGATGATGAAGTTGTTACTTTTTATGGAGACAATTATACAAAAATTATCAATGCTGTATGCCGGTTATCTTTAAATCTGTACGGAAACAAAGTAACTCCGCAGGCGCAGATTGTTGATTTTGAGGTGATTTGATATGGGAAATTGGAAACGTGCTATCGCCATCGACTTTGATGGAACTCTCTGTGAGAATAATTATCCTGATATCGGTGAGCCAAACTGGAATGTCATTTATCAAGCAATTCAAGAACAGAAGCACGGTACTGGTCTGATTCTCTGGACTTGCCGGGAAGGAAAGCTTCTGTATGATGCAATGGAGGCTTGCTTTGATTGGGGCATTCAGTTTGATGCAATCAATGAGAATCTTCCTGAGTGGAAAGAGCATTTTGGCACTGCTCCTAGAAAGGTTGGAGCTGATGAATATTGGGATGATAAGGCTGTAAAAGTAAAGAATGGAGAGTTGGTTGACAATGAATAAAGTGGATAATTACGATTTGTCATTAAATTTGCTTAACAAAGCACATCAATCACTTGCACATACTATTGCAGATTTAGAACTACTTCGGGAAGGCACAGCATTTAATCAGATTTTAAATGATGGTGCTCATATTATTGAACCGGATGAATTGACTCATATTCTTGATAAATTTGCAGAGCAGCATCCAGATTGGGAGATTTGTATCGAAACTGACCACGGATCGGTTAGTGAGAAATTTAAGATGGATCATGTTTTCTATGAAGGTATGGGAGATATGATTGTTCTTGATTTTGAATAAAAAATGGAAAAACGACGATATAGATATTACAAAATTGATTACCGTACATATAATTATACGCTCAAAAAATATCACAACTTACACAGAGAAATCTACGCTGAAAATGCAAGAGATGCAGTTAAAATGCTAAAAAGCAAAGAGTGTAATCGTGAGTTTGAGATTGTTAAAGTCTACTTTGTTGATATTTTCGGTGATAGAAACGATAGGTTTTATCCACGAACTTATGTGATTGATAAAGAAGATTTTGAGTGAGGTGAGTATATGGTTTACATTACAGGCGATATTCATGGTGATTTTAATCGTTTTTTAGAATTGGAAAAGTTTTGCCATAAACACAATCTTGGAAGGAATGACTGGATTGTCTGCCTTGGCGATGTCGGTTTGAACTACTACGGCAAGGATGACCCTCGTGAATGGAGTATCAAGACTATCGCCGCAGATATTCCTGCAAATCTGTTTTGTATTCATGGCAACCATGAGCGCCGCCCGTCTCGTAAGGATGGTTACAAACTAAGGAAGATTTGTGGTGATATTTGCGGAAGAGTGTGGTATGACCCGCAGTATCCAAACCAGTATTTTGCTATTGATGGTGAGGTTTACCAGATTCTTTCTGGCATAGAGATGTTGAATTGTCTTGTTTGTGGTGGAGCTTATTCTGTGGATAAGTATTATCGGTTGGAGTGGGAATATAATTGGTTTCCAGATGAACAGCCGAATGAAAAAATAAAAAAGAAAGTTGCGCAACAGGTAAACGATAGTAATATCGATGTTGTGTTAAGTCACACTTGTCCGACACGCTACGTTCCTACAGAGTTGTTTCTTAGTTGTGTTGATCAAAGCACTGTTGATAGTTCTACGGAAGAGTTTCTTGATGATATTCTTGATATTCTGGAAGAGACTCATATTGGTAAGCCGTTCTGGTATTTTGGTCACTTCCATGGAAATAAATACACTGACAATTATGTGATGCTTTTTGATGATGTTATTAAATTTGGAGATAAGGTGAATACGGATGAGTGAATATCATGTGAGCTGTGGTATGTTTGGTATTTACGCAGGAACTGTTAAAAAGAATGGAACAGAGTGGAAAGATAAAACTCGTGTCACAGATGAAGCTATCGAGGCAGTTCGTGATTGGCTTCTTTCTGAAGCTCAGTTCAACAATAGAACTTTTGGTGGATACACATGGACAACAAAGGACGGTAAGACTGTAACTTTGAGAGTGTCCATCGAAGATAAGGAGCAGACAGAATGATCAAAGATAAAAATTTACGAGTGCTTGATTATATTGATGGCAAAGAAATCCTCATTCAGATGGGTGAGGAAGGTTCTGAACTATCAAAAGCTGCGATAAAGTTTTATCGTGCAATTGACATGAAGAACCCGACACCTGTAAGTATCAATGAAGCTTACGAAAATCTCGTAGAAGAATTCGGTGATGTGCTGAATTGTATCTACGCATACTATGATGATGACGAGGATTGCATCTTGGCGTTTACATCGAAAGCGAATGAGATTGCTAACGAGAAGCGCAAGCGCTGGATTAAGCGTCTGAAGGAACGCGACCAGTTTTAATGGTGGAAGGAGAATAGATGTCAGATAATTTTGTAAATCTTCATGTACATACAGCGCAGGGTTCGTTACTTGACTCTATTCTTACAGTCAAAGAACTTGCAAACTTTGCTAAAGAGAATGGTCAGAAGGCTATTGCTGTTACAGACCATGGCAAGATGCATTCTTTCGTTGACCAAGTTAAGGTTTGTAAAGCAGAAGGTATTAAGCCTATCATCGGCTGTGAAGTCTATGAAGTAGATAATCAGGCAGAGAAAGCCGACACAAAAGACTATAAACAACCTCGTTACCATCTTGTTTTACTAGCGAAGAACGAGACCGGTTTAAAAAATCTATTTAAGATTGTTTCAAATGCTTGTGTTGATGGCATGTATAAAAAGCCTCGAACTTCTTTGAACATTATTGAACAGAACGAGTGGGGGAAAGGTATCATCTGTCTTACAGCCTGTCAAGTTGGTCGAATGAGTAGATTACTTGTTGATGGCAACGAGACTGAAGCATGGCAGTTATGGAACAAACTGAAATGGATCTTTGATGACGTGTTTATGGAAGTTCAGTCTCATGATACGCCAGATCAGGCTGAAGCTAATGCAAAAATTGCAGCTTTTATCAAAAAGTACAATCTTCCGTATACCATTACAACCGATGCTCATATGCTTTCCAAGGAAGATGTTGATGCACATTCAGTTTTTGTAGAAATTGGAGAAGGACGAGAAGTTGGAGAAAGTTATGTTGACTGTTATCTTCAGACCGAAGACGATGTGCTGAGAACACTTTCAAAGCAGTTTGATGAAGACTTCATCCGAGAAGGATGCTCAATGTCTGTGAAAATTGCAGATATGGTTGACGATATTGATATTGGTCTTGGCCAGCCAAACCAGATGCCAGAAGTGAAAATTGAAGGTAAATTTGATTCGCATCTGGATTATCTGCGTTACCTCGTTTATTCTACTTTTGATGAAAAATTCGGATGGATGAGTAAAGAAGAACAGCAAACCCGGCGGGACAGAATTGAGATGGAGCTTGACGTTTTGGAATATGTTGACTACATCGACTATTTCATCATGCTGTATATGCTTTGTAAGGTGGCCGATGAACGAGGTATCCCTCGTGGCTATTCTCGTGGTTCTGGTGCAAACTGTCTATGTCTATTTATGCTAAACGTTACGCAGATTGATTCTGTTCGTTGGGATCTTGACTTCTCTCGTTTTGCAAATAAAGGTCGTAAGAGTCTCGCAGACTTCGACTTTGATATTAGCCGTCGTCGCCGCAAAGAACTTGTTTCTATTGCAGAAGAGCTTTTTGGGAAAGAGAGTGTAGCACCAATCGCAACTTTTAATTCTCTGTCTACCAAGGTTGCCATTAAGGATATTGGCAAGGTACTGAACGAAGATCCAGAAAGCCCATATTATATGCAGATTCCGTATGAATTGCGAAATGAAGTTGCTAAGTTGATTCCGACCGTGAAAACATTGGATGATCTCGGAGAAGAAGTTGAGAAGGAAGTTCTATTGAAGGACATTCTTGGAAAGAGCGAGCAGCTTTCTAATGTGTATGATAAGTTCCCTCTGTGGTTTAAGTACGTTATGCGGCTTGAAGGCTTACCGAAGAGTATGGGTCGTCATGCTGCAGGAACTTTGATTACACCTAAGCCTGTTATTGAATATTGTCCTCTCTGTATGGATAGAGAAGGTAATCAGATGTGTCAGCTTGAAATGCACAATGCTATGGATGACTTGTCTCTAGTTAAGATGGATTTTCTTGGTCTTGAAAATTTGGACACGATTGATGACACATTAAAGATGGCTCATCTTACTTGGAAAGATGTCGATATCAACCATCTTGATTTGAATGACAAGGCAGTCTATGACGCTGTTTATAAATCTGGACACACAATTGGTATTTTTCAGATGGAGTCTGCTGAGGCTCGAAAGATGTGTGTTGAAGCAAAATGTGACAACGCTGAGGATATCATTGTTGTGAATGCAGCAAACCGCCCTGGTACTAAGGACAGTTTCCCGACGTATTGCTCCAATAAGCTTCATCCAGAGACTATCAAACTACTTCATCCTGACATCAAACAGCTTTTTGCTAAGACTCAGTATATTCTTCTCTATCAGGAACAGGCTCTGGCAGTATTTCGTTATGCAGGATTCCCTGAAACTGAAGTTGACAATGCTCGTCGTGCCATTGGTAAGAAAAAGAAAGATGTTATGGCATCCTTGGAGGTTCAGTTTAGAGATGGTCTTCACAAGAAAGGATGGAACGATTATCAGATTTCTGAAATGTGGGCATTGATCTTGAAACAAGCTTCTTATTCCTTCAACCGGGGCCACGCAGTTGCTTATGGGCTTCTTTCTTACCTGACAGCATACCTGAAGACTCATTATACTGAGTATTTCATGGCTGCGTGTATGATTACTAAAGAAGATGATTCTGGCAAAATGGGTGTGTTTATCAATGAATGTGACCGTCTACATATTCGGGTCCTTCCTCCAAGTGTTAACAGGTCTGATATGGAATTTAAGGCCGATGCGGAAAAGCACACAATCCTGTTTGGTTTGAAAGCCATTAAGGGAATGGGCGAGAGTGTCGCATCAGGAGTGATTGCAGACCGTCCATATTCTGGATTGGCAGACTTTGTTCAGAGAGCAAACGGTGGCAAGATTGGAACTTCAAACGTTGTCAAGTTGATTAAGGCTGGTGCTATCCCGACAAAAGACAAGAGAAAAATCTTAATCACTTTTGCAAATATGGTTTTTGAGAACGAGTATAAAGAGAAGGATTTTCATGAGATGGCATCCCTTCCAAAAATCTCTGTTCTTAAAGACGAATATGGTATTGACACAAATTATATTAAAGATAAGCCTACTAGACTTGCTTTATATAATAAGGCAAGAAGGGTGCGCTGGGAGGCAGATGCAGAGAACCGCAAGAAGGAAAAAGACAAAAAGCGGAATGCCTTTATGCAGGCGTTTGCTGAAAAGTATATGCAAGACGAGCACATGTGGGAATTTGAAACTCTTTCAATGTTCTTGACTAGTAATCCCATTAAGGATGCTTGCACCTATATTGATGCTGGCCTTGATACTGTAGAGGATGGCGGTAAGGCAACTGCTATTTGTGTCATCGTAGATATCCAAAAAAAGAAGGATAAACGTGGCAACCAGTTTGCGTACTTACATGTTTACACGACAGGTGGTATTGTCGAAATGATTTGTTGGGCATCTCAGTATGCACGATATTCAAGTCTGATTTCAAAGGGTAGCGATCTTGCAATCCTTTGCAAGAGAAAAGAAAATTCGTACATTGTTGAGAAGATGAAGCCTTATAAGCAGTGGCTGCAAGATAGAGAGATAAAGTAATGAATGGTGTTTTATATACTATTGACGGAGAGGTTCTTTGTGAATTTCCTGAGTTTAAAATTGGGAATCATCAATACAAAGATAAAACTGTAATTAAGATACATTGTACGAATTGTTGCGTCGTTAGAAAAGTTCAGAAGTGGAAGTTTGATTGCGCAGAACAATGCGAGCTTACTACAAAATGGTTTTATTGCAGAGTGTGCGGAGGACTGACAGAATTTAGATTAGGTGCATAATAAGAGGGTTACAAAGTGGCAGATAAGAAATTTAATGAAAATATGATCCGTTGTTACATCAGGATAAAACGAGTCTTTTATCCGAAAGATGGGAGGGAGGTGGAGCCCGGCGGCTTCGCCACTTTCTCTGCCGAGGTGGTAAAAGTCAAGCAGGGACATCCTATCATGAGCCGATACAGCGACCTCCGGCTAAAAGGCAACGTTCCTAGCCTCGATATGAATAAAACTTATTCATTCTGTGGTGAATATGTTCATCATGAAAAGTTTGGTGATCAGTATAAAATTATCTACATGAATGAGTTTCAAGAGATTACTGACCCGGAAGAACAAAAAAGCTTTCTCCGTTTTATCTTGACCGACCATCAGTTTGAGATGCTTTATGAAGCATTCAAGAATCCGTATGAAATCATCAAGAACGGTGATGTCAAGTCTCTTTGTACTGTTAGCGGCATTACGGAAGGTCGAGCACAAAAGATTATTGACTCCTTTGAAAACAACATTGATAACAGTGAAGCGTACACAAAACTGATTGAGTACGGTTTGACTCCCAGTGCTATTGAAAAGCTTGTTCGTCAGTATCACGGTGCAGACATTCTGGTAAAAAAGATTGAGGAGAATCCTTACGTCCTGATTGATGATGTGTATGGCATCGGCTGGAAAAAAGCTGACGCTCTTGCTTTAAATATGGGCTTAAAGCACAATTCGCAATTCAGAATCGAAGCCTACGTCATGCATTTTCTTGCCGACCGTGCTGAAGAAGGTAACTCTATTATCTCGGCAAACCAGACAATCAATAGCTGTATCAAGGAACTTGAATTGGACGAGGGAGATCAAGAGGTCATCAAGAGGGCACTTTTTCATCTGCATGATGTACGTGAAACACTTTGGTGGAGCGATGACCGTCAGGAATTTGCTCTAACTAGAGTGTGGAATCTGGAAGATAGTATTGCGAAGGAAATCAAGCGTCTAGCGGATGCTCCTGTTGAGCCGATTGGTCAAAATATGGATACAGCAATCAATGAGGCCGAAAATGCGCTTGGCATCGAGTATACCGAAGAACAGAGAGGTGCCATTAAAAAGGTATGCTCTAGCAACGTCTGTATCTTAACAGGCTACGGCGGAACTGGCAAAAGTACCGTTGTCGCTGGTGTCTTAAAAGTTCTTCGTGGTAAGTCTTTTGCACAGACTGCACTCTCTGGCCGTGCCGCTGCTCGTATGCAGGAGATTACTGGTCAGGACGGTAAGACTATTCACCGTCTTCTTGGATATGACATCGAGAACGGTGGGTTTGTTCACGATAAGGACAATCCTCTGGATGAGGACATTATCATTCTGGATGAGACATCTATGGTTGGAGCTCAGTTATTTTATGACTTGATTCAGGCAATCGAAACCGGCAAGCGATTCATCATGATTGGTGATGACGGCCAGCTTGAGAGTATCGGTATGTGTAACATCTTCAAGGATATGCTTGCATCTAAGGTTGTTCCTGTGGCTCGTTTGACTAAGATCCATCGTCAGGCAGCCAAGTCTGCAATTATCACGGAGAGCATTAAGGTTCGTAACGCTACGCAATTGGTGCCTTATGGCTGGGCTGGTAGTGAGATTCGTGGTGAACTTCGTGATTTGGAGCTTGATATCTATAAAGACGCAAGTGAGTCATTCAACCACATCATCAATCAGTACCGTACCTTATATAATAAGGTAGGGAATGATAGTGCGAAGATTCAGATTGTACTTCCACAGAAGTTGCGTGGTAGTATCTGTACTTATGAAGTCAATAATGCTATTCAGGAAATTGTGAATCCGAGCCGTGGTCAAGCAGAAGCAAAGGTCACAATCTATGGTGATGGCAAGGATAGGGTGTATACTCTGCGTGAGGGCGATCAGGTCATCATCAACAAGAACAACTATGAGCTTCACACATACAATCTCAAGACAAAGAAAAAAGAAGAGAAGTGTCCGGTGTTCAACGGAAACCGTGGCATTATCCGAAAGATTGAGAGTAGTTTTATCCTGGTTGATTTTGACCAGTGGGGAACGATTTTCATTCCTCATTACTTTGGTGGGAATAACATTTGGGCAACGCTTGAACTTGCTTATGCTTTAAGTTGTCATAAGTTGCAGGGCAGTGAGGCTCCGTATGTGATTGTTGGCATGGACAACTCTGCGTACCTGATGTTGACGAGAGAATGGCTCTATACGGCCATCACTCGTGCCAAGAAGTATTGTGTGATTTGTGCCGAAACTCATGCTCTTGATCGGGCTGTAAAGACTTCGAGAGTTCCATATAAGCGGACGTTCTTGAAGGAATTTTTACGGAAAGAATTTGCAGAAAAGCATTGACAATTATGTGTGTGTCCTGTATAATATAGTTATAAAAAGTCTCCATCCCGGAGACTTAAAATTCTCTCTTTAGCTATATAATACAGGATACGAGAAAGGAATGGCTTGCTCGTAATGGCAAGCCTTTCTTTATTTATTATAACCATATAACACAGGATACGCAAGGAGGCTTTATGACAGATAAAGAACTCATAGGTAAGCTCGACGTGATGGTAAAGGCATTGCAGAGCACGAAGAAAAAGACAGACAAGACCCGCATTTTGCTGGATGCACGAAAGGATTTTGGGGCTGAAGCTGACGAGCTGATTGCATTCTTCCGATTCTTGCTTGATCCGGCAATCGTAACTGGACTGTCGGATGCAAAAATCAATAAGCAGGTGAGTGCCAAACCTGAAATTGATATCCAGTATCTCAGTTGTGGATACCTTTATATTATGGGCGCTGGTCACAACACTGGTTCCAACGCATCCATCGCAACAATCCAGAATTATTTACATAAAAATCTTGAGCACGAAGAGTTTCTAAAGCGGCTGTTTACCAAGAATCTGCCGATTGGTGTGGAAGCTGCTACCATCAATAAGGTGTATGGCGAGGAAATTATTCCTGTCTGGGAGGTTCAGCAGGGATATCCAATCGATAAGGTGAAGCTGAAGCCCGGCACATGGTTTAGTCTGAGTCAGAAGATGAACGGAAATAGGGGCACAATGTACCGTGGTGACTTGATTTCTCGTCAGACGCAAAAGTTTGAAGGGCTCGACCACATCAAGAATGACCTGCTTGCCCTGTATGATGGCGACGCAGCGAAGCGAGACTCTTGGGTATTTGATGGCGAACTCATCTACAAGAATCCTGAAGGAATGTCGGACGGGGAAGCTTTCCGTTATGGCACTGGCCTATTGAACTCGGACAATAAAGATAAAACCGGAATTAAGTTTGTGATTTTCGATGTCGTTCCTGCTGTCGAGTTTGACCGTAGCAAATGCGTCGTTCCGTATCAGATCCGCCGAGAATGGTTGAATTGTCTTCGTGCAGAGATTACTCACAAGAACCTTGGAAACATTGAAATCGTTCCGATGGTATACGAAGGAATCGACCAGAGCGTGATTCCAAAGTGGCTCGATTATGCTGTGGCACATGGTTGGGAGGGTTTGATGTTGAACACCAGCGTACCTTATCAGCGCAAACGGCATACCGGTTGTCTTAAAATCAAGCGTTTCTATACCGTTGATCTTCGTATCACTGCAATCGAGGAAGGACAGAACCGGCTGGAAGGAACGATGGGTGCTCTGGTTGTGGACTACAAGGGTAACGAACTTCGAGTGGGTTCTGGCTTTGATGATGCTACGAGAGCTGCCGTGTGGGCAAATCCTGATGACTATATCGGAAAAATCGTAGAAGTAAAATACAAGGAAAAGTCATGCGACAAGAAAACTGGTGCCGAATCTCTGCAGTTCCCGACTTTTGTGCGATTCCGAAACGACAAGAATGAGGTGTCTTATGGCTGATGTTAGGTTGATTGACGCAAATAAGGCTGAAAAGGAATTTGAATATTACTTAAATCTTCTTTGTAAAAATCCTATAACAAGTAACACGTATGAAATGAGTTTTAGTAGGCAGATTTGTAACGCAGCTTTACGAATTTTGCGGAACACTCCAACTATCGACCCGGAAACATTGCGGCCTGTGGCGCACTGGGAAGAGAGCGTTTGCTTCGACGATGCCTTTTGGGTGTGCTCGAACTGCAAGTTTCCTAGTGAAGCGATAGCTGCACCCCGCCTTTATCACTATTGCCCGGTGTGCGGGTCGAAGATGGAGTGAATCATGGCTAAAAATAAGTTAAAAGATTCCTTTTATTGGATGGACGGGAATGATAAGAATGAAGTAAGTTTCGGCTAAGGAGAAGATTATGAAAACTTATTATGCAGTAACCGAAGGCGAATACTCAGACTATCGAATTATTACCATCACTGAGGACAAAGAAAAAGCGGAAAGAATCGCTGCGGCATACGACGGTGATGTAGAAGAGTATGAGGATTGTATCATAAATCCGATTGGCGTTTGGAAGATTTATTACTACGAAAAAAATAAAAACTGGCTCGTAATCCATTCCAATAGAGATGTTGAAGATATTAAAGATAAAGAGTGGAAACCTGATTATTTTGATTCGGCTCCTTACGATAAGGGAATGGTGTGGACTATTTATGTAACCGCTGAGAATAGAGAACTTGCTCAAAAGATTGCTTATGATAAGTATGCTCAGTGGAAAGCCGAACAGGAGGGGCTGGTATGAATCTTTCTAAGAAGTCTATTAAACACATTCTTCGGATTCTTGATAATAAATGTATCGAGGTTCCTACAAAGACATCCGCTTATAGCAACTGTGGACATAGAATTTTGACTCGTGATTTTGAGCCAAAAGAGTCACACGGAATGAATGGCTGGCAACGAATCGTCTATGTACCGTCCGAAGGATATTTTTACGGAATTTATAACGGAAAATCTAAAGAAGATTGGGACATTCCAGATATCTGGTCTCCTGCACAGCTTGCCGATTTATGAGGTGTTTAAAATGCTACTTTTAACGCAAGACGGAGAAATTATAAATCTTGACCGTATGGCAATCATTGATACCGCAAGCCTTAATGTTTATGCAAGGCAGGGCATGGGTGAGCGTGGAATTATCCTTGGTAGTTATAACTCTGAGAGTAGATGTTACGATGTTGTCGCACATATTTTTGATTGCTATCGGAAAAATGAGAAAGCATACATAATGCCAAAATGAATGATTTTAAAAAACTAGCTATCCCAAAGAAAGAACGACTTGAAGTTCAACTTACGGATGGCACAGAAGAACACAATATATTGTACATAATCACATCTCTAGCCACTATTAAAGGTGCTGAGATTTTTAAAAATTTTCGTTTGTATTCTGTAGGCTCCGCCGGGGAGCTCAACTTATTAGAGAAGCAAGACGGCGATCCCTACTTTGATAAGCTGAAAGGAACAGAATATGAGTAATTCGATGAATCGAGAAGACCGGCGCAGAGAGCAGCGTAAGGCACGAATCCTTGCCCGGCGAATCAAAAAGGCCGGTGGCCCCGACTTTCTGGCTGGAATTCCAGTTGAAGAGTGGGAACCGAAGATTGGTGATGAGGTCACTATTAAGGTAAAGAGAATTCAGGGTAAGAAAGATTTCTTTAAGATGAGTCCTCAGTATCAGGACTTTATCAATAGCCTTGAAGACGGAAAGCCTTACAAGATTACCAGTACCGGCATGAAGGGTCAGGTTTACGGCATTGACGCACATCCTTATTTCCAGATTTGGAAGGGTGATATGGAACCCTACAAGGAGTCCTAATGAGGATGTACTTCAGGACGGACTATTACAGTTATGTTGCTACAATAGATACTTTTGTTCAACTTAAAAAGGGTAACGCATACGAAGTGTTCGCAGATTTGGATGAATATTACATTATTATGATGGATGGTATGCCATTTGAAAAAGAATTAGGCATCGTAGTTGTGATTCCAAAAGAAGATCTCGAAGATGATGTATATGTCGTAACTGGTAAGAGCGAAAAACTTGAGGAAGGAGGTGGGGCGATATGATTGGTATTGACCATCGTGAGCAGGGTCGTAAGGAACGAGCCCTTGCAGAGTATTATAGAACCTTAGCTCGATATCCTGTCGAGTGTGGAGAGCCGATTACATATCAGTTGTCAGAAGAGCAGCTTAAACAGGTTCTCTGTGGAGAGGTTACTGTAGATGAATTGATTAAAAGAGGTGAGGTAAGTGGCAGTTGACCAATACGGGAATTCATTTGGTGTTGGAGATTATGTGTTGATTACAGAGGTTCCATCTGGCCTCCCTTATTTTGCAATGATCTCGGCTGTAAGGGTCGAAAAAATTGAAAAAGATAATCATCAAAAAGATATAGTTTATTTCGAACGATGGTATCCGATTGAACAACGTGGCGAACTTATTTACCGGGAAGCAGATGATTGTGTTGTGACAACTGAACATAACTATCTTGTTTCACTAAAACGTAGAGATGAATGGGATAAAGAGGTGAGTTAAGTGAAAGATACGATTAAGATGTGGATCGCTTTCATTAAGATTTTTAAGGATTATCTTATTGCGGTCGGAATTATGATTGCGTTGTGGCTGTTGTCTTGCCTTGTCAAGTATGGGATCTCAGTATCCAACTTTCCAGATTGGTTTAAGTTTGCACTTCTAAAGTAATGGAGGATTAAATGGTAACCGATATTCTTAATAGAGAAATTCATATTGGCGACACAGTTCTTAGAGCTAGAACTCGAAAAGGTCGAGGAGTTCTTTGGAGTATTCATAAAGTTGTCGCCATTATGAACGTAATGATTAAAGTTCAAGATGGTCAGTACACTTTAAATGTCGCACCTAGAAATTGCATCGTAATTGGTGAGAACGACATTCCTGAAAACTGGCAGGACGAATATTAAGGAGGATTAAATGACAGTTAATTTGATCGCATATACACAGCGAGTTATTCCTACAAGTGATAAGAATCCTTTAGATATTGTGGAGGAAGCTGCGAGTATTTGTTATGACTCTTCAATGACTGACGACTATAAAATTGCCAAGGGATGTAAAGCCAGTGGTCACTATTCTGTGCTTGAACACATCAACTTTACGTTCTACGTCAAAGATGTAAGCCGAGCACTTCTGGCACAGATTAGTCGTCATCGACATATTAGCATGAGCTGCCGCAGCCAGCGTTATTGCAGCGAGGATGGATTCAAGTATGTGAACCCGTTTACCGGTGAAGATGCTGATGTTTTCGATAATATGATGTCGGACATTGATACAGATTATCAGATCCTCAAGAAGTATCACAACGCCAAAAACGAAGACGCCCGTGCAGTTCTGCCAAATGCTTGCTGTACAGAGTTTTACATTACGATGAACGCTCGTGCTTTGATTGAGATGAGTCATCTTCGACTTTGTTCTAGGGCTCAAAAAGAAATCCGCGAGATGTTTACAGAAATGAAGAAGGAAGTTGCACAGGTTTGCCCTGAAGTAGCAAACTGGATGGTTCCTTCCTGCGAGGCTAATCCGAAGTATCCGTTCTGCCCAGAGGGTCGTGGTTGCTGTGGCCGTCATCCGAAGCTGGCAGATGTTTATAAGCCTATTGAAAAAAATAAGGAGGTTATTGATGGAAACACTTGATGAAATCAAGAAGAACACAGACCATCCATCTCACTACGGCGGTGCAGACAATCCCTATGAGGCCATCAAAGTGCTGCGAGAGTGGGGTTTGGACAAGGATGCTTATCTTTGGAACACTGGTAAGTATCTGAGCCGTGCAGGGCACAAGGATGGCAATTCACTGCTTCAAGATTTGACGAAGGCACGTTGGTATTTGGACTATAAAATCCGGCTTTTAGAGGAACAACAGAAGATTGCTGAAAGTGTCGTAGATACGCTAAAGAAGATTCCTGATGAGGCTAATGATAAGCTGACTACGATGCCGAATAGCTCGCATGATTATCTTACTAGCCATGAGTGGAGTGGGATTACTTGTCATCCAATTAACCAATCCGACAAATTGGCAAAGGTAGAGCCAATATGCAACATCGAGACTGCCGTGGTTCCTGATTGTGCTGATGAGGTCAAGTTTTAAGAGGTTTACATAAATGAGATACAACTGGAAGTTACCTATTATCGTTATTTGTGTCGTGCTGATTTCCATTCTTGGCATGACCTTTATGGTGCAGGGGCCTAAGAACACGGCCATCTCTTATGAAGAGCAGATTCAGGAAGCTAAGTCTGGCATTGAGATTCAAGAGAAGCGCAGAGCTGATCTGATTCCAAATTTGGTTGAAACCGTCAAGGCTTATGACCAACATGAGTATCAGACTTTGATGGATGTTGTGAATGCTCGTGGCGCTTCCGGCCAGACCGCTCAAGAGATTACGACTCAGATTGCAGCTATTGCGGAAGCATATCCTGAACTGAAGTCTAGCGACAACTACAAGGAGCTTATGAATGAGCTATCCGTCACTGAAAATTTGATTGCAAACTATCGTGGCGATTACAATCGTGTCGTGAAGGAATATAAGCAGAGCGTTCGTAAGTTTCCGAACTCCTTTCTGCTGGGTCTGACTGGATATGAGGTTCAGAATTATGAGTATCTGTCCTATGAGGGGAATGAGGCGGCACCGGCAGTCGGCAACCTTTTTGGAAATCAGTAATGCCGAAATTACTTATCGTGAATTGATCGTCAGTGTTGGTATTGTGTTCATTATGCTGATACTTGGTAGCGTTATCGCTGGAAATATCACCAGAGATTCACTTGAGCAGAAAAAAGAATATAATACAGCAATTTCGATTGAGTCCGAAAATATGTTCGATTATGGAATGAGAACCAACGTAGGCAATGCGTTTTGCCAAGGCGCACTAGAAGCAGTAGATACCGTAAGCGATCCACGTATCGACGGTCAGTGGATGTATATCTATTGCGAAGAAAAGCATTACACGATGCATACACGAACTGTCACTACTACGGATAGCAAAGGCCATACAAAAACAAGAGTCGAAACGTACTGGACTTGGGATTATTACAGTTCAGAAGAACACAATTCTAAGAATATTACGTTTCTTGGCAAAGAATTTGAGTATGGTGACATCAAGATGCCATCAAGCAAGTACCTGACAACTGTACAAGTCAGTCCTCATGTGAAATTCGAGTTTTATGTCAAAGAAGTTCATTATGATGGTACGTTGTTTGCAAATTTGAGCGACGAAAGTATACATAATGCACAATTCATTAAGGATAAAAACATCGAAGAAGCACGAGATTATATGATTTCTGCAGCTGGTACACGAGTGATTTGGTTTTTGGTATTCTGGGTCGTATTGATGGTAGTTGCGGTTGGAGCTTTCTATGTGGCAGAAAATCGTTGGTTGGAAGATTAAGGAGTGATTGCATGGAATATGTGATTAAACGCGATGGAACGAAAGTTCTTTTTGATAAGAGTAAGATTGTAAATGCGATTGAGAAGGCGATGACTAATACGACTGGAGGAGTTGATTCTCGCGTATCTAACGCTATTGCAGACTACATCGCAGACATCCCTGATACGATGTCTGTAGAGCAGATTCAGGATGTGGTTATTGACCAGTTGAAAAATAGCCCTCTTTCGGATGTGGCTGATGCTTATAGTCACTGGCGTATTCTTCGGCAGGAGATTCGTGAGAAGCAGCGAGCATATGGCGAAATTCTTTCCATTTGTGATGTAGATAATGAAAAGGTCAAGCAGGAGAACAGCAACAAAAATCCTGTTGTGAATAGCGTACAGCGTGACTATATGGCTGGCGAAGTATCCAAGGATCTGAGCTTTAATCTGCTTCTTCCAAAAGATATTGTGGACGCTCACTATGATGGTCGAATTCACTTCCACGATTCCGACTACTTTGCCCAGCATATGTTTAACTGCTCGTTAGTCAATCTGGAAGATATGTTGCAGAACGGCACTGTTATTTCTGGTACAGGAATCGACAAACCACATAGTTTCTCTACAGCGTGCAATATTGCAACCCAGATCATTGCACAGGTGGCTTCAAACCAGTATGGTGGTCAGAGTATTACTCTGTCTCATCTGGCTCCCTTCGTGGATGTCTCTCGAAAAAAGATTGCGGGTGAAGTCCATGAGGAGTTTTACGACATGATTCAAAACAATGAGATTGACAAGATGCCAAATCAGGAGACTATCAATCGAATTGTAGAGAAGCGTTTACATAAAGAAATCGTTGCAGGTGTTCAAACCATTCAGTATCAGGTTATTACTTTGATGACCACCAACGGGCAGGCTCCTTTTATTACCGTTTTTATGTACCTGGATGAAGTTCCTGAAGGCCAGACCCGTGATGACCTTGCAATTATCATTGAAGAAGTCCTTCGTCAGCGCATTAAAGGCGTGAAGAATGAGACTGGAGCATGGATTACTCCGGCTTTCCCAAAGTTGATTTATGTGCTGGAAGAAGACAACATTCGAGATAATTCTAAGTATTATTATCTGACTGAACTGGCAGCTAAATGTACGGCCAAGAGATTCGTACCTGACTACATTTCTGAGAAGAAGATGTTGGAGTACAAAGGTGCTTGCTACCCCTGTATGGGATGTCGCAGCTTCCTGACTCCTGATCGAACCACCGAGAATATTTCTGGTGCCATGAATTGGGAGAAGGGTCACAAGTATTATGGTCGCTTTAATGCCGGTGTTGTCACCATCAATCTGGTAGATGTTGCTTGTAGCTCTAAAAAGGATGTTTCTGAGTTTTGGAAAATTTTTGATGAGCGTCTTGAACTATGCCATCGAGCACTTCAGATTCGGTATAAGCGATTGATGGGTACGCCTTCTGATGTGAGTCCAATTCATTTTCAGCATGGTGCAATAGCACGTTTGAAGAAGGGCGAGAAGATTGATAAATTGCTGTTTGACGGATATGCAACCATCAGTTTAGGCTACGCAGGTCTGTATGAATGTGTAAAGTACATGACCGGTAAAAGCCATACTGATGATGAAGCAAAACCTTTTGCTCTTGAGATTATGCAACACATGAATGACAAGTGCAGCGAGTGGAAGGCAGCAGAGAATATTGATTATAGTCTCTACGGCACTCCTCTGGAGTCCACCACCTATAAGTTTGCCAAGTGCCTGCAGAAGCGGTTTGGCATCATTCCAGATGTAACCGACCATGATTACATCACCAATAGCTATCATGTCGTGGTTCGTGAGCATATTGATGCATTCAAGAAGCTGAAGTTTGAGTCTGAGTTTCAGCAGTTGTCTCCCGGAGGAGCGATTTCTTATATTGAATGCCCGAACATGACCAACAACATCCCTGCTGTTATGAGTGTCATCAAATACATCTACGACACTATTATCTACGCAGAGCTGAACATCAAGTCTGATTATTGTCAGGTTTGTGGTTATGACGGCGAGATCAAGATTGTTGAAGATAACGGCAAGCTCGTTTGGGAATGCCCGAACTGTGGTAATCGTGACCAGAATAAACTGAATGTTGCACGGCGCACCTGCGGTTTTATTGGGACTCAGTTTTGGAATCAGGGACGCACGCAGGAGATTCGAGATCGAGTGGTTCATTTAAGCGATAACTAAGCAAAGGATAAAATATGGATACTATACAACAGATTTTAGAGCGAGATTGGGATAATGGTTTTGTTAAAAAGATGCAGAATCGTATTTTAGTATCTCATTATAAATATGGTTGGATGAATCAAACATATCCAGATTTGGCTCAAGCTGTAAAGGAAATTTATCCAAGAGTCAAAAAGTATTTAGAGACAGGAAATACAGAATGGCTCATTGATGTTGCTAATTTTGCAATGATTGAATATTTGCATCCTAGTGTTGTTGGAGCGCATTTCAAAGGAACGGATAGTGAAGAGTCTCCGGGACTGACGAGTGGAATCAGCTACAAAGAACTCGAAGAGAGTATGAAGTAAAATTTGAATATAAGTGGTGGGTTGGTGGGATTACATATGAAAGAAATTATTGTTTTCTTTGTGATTGTATGGGTTATCGCCTATTACATTTTAAAAGATAACTACAAAGATTGAGGAGATACTTATGAAGAAATTTATGGCAATTTTTGTTGCATTCCTCGTTGCGGTTGGTACGGTGCTTTGTACAGAGCGAGTACATACTGGCTATGTTGGTGTTGTTTATTCTGCGAAGGGTGTTGAGCAGCAAACTATTTCTCAGGGCTGGCATTTTATGAGTCCGTTGAAGCATGTGTCTGAGTTCCCGATTACTCAGCAGCGAGTAGTCTTTTCTAATGCTCCGTCCGACTATGGTGCAAAGGAACACGCAGATTGGCACATTGACGCTCCTGCTAATGGCGGTACGATTGCAATCAACCTGACTGTCAATTATAACTTCCTGCCGGAGCATGTTGTTGAACTGTACACCAAGTTTGGTGGTATGGACGGTGAGAGCCTGATGGAGAGCAAGATTCAGAACGATATTATTGCTTACGTCAAGGAAGTTACTCCTCAGTTCAGTGTCATGCAGATTTATTCCGATGACCGTGCAGGCGTTAATACCGCAATCACCAACTATCTGAATGAGAAGCTGACCGCAGAATATGGTATCAATGTTTCTTCCGCACTGATTGTTGATGCACAGCCTGATGATACCCTGATGCAGAAGATTCGTGCCAAGGAGCAGGCAAAGCAGGATGCAGAAATTGCAGAGCTGAATAAGCAGACCGCTCTGGCTCAGGCAGAGACTGATAAGGTTAAGGCACAGACGGAAGCTGACGTTAAGATGATCGAAGCACAGGCCGAGGCTGATGCAAACAAGGTACTCTCGGAGTCTATTACTCCTGAACTGATTCAGATGAAGGAAGCAGAAGCTCGTCTGAAGCATGGTTGGGTCACCGTTCAGGGTGCAGATACAGTCGTCACCAAGGGTGAGTAAATGAGGCTTTAAAAATGAAAATTTTCGCAAATATCTTAGGATTTATTTTATCCTGGTTTATCACAGTCCTTATTCTCTACGGTGTTTGGAAAATGCTTGGGCCAAATTTTAGACTGTGGGTTGCAAGTGGAATCTGGTTAATTCTACTTGTGTTTGGAGGTTTTAAAACTAACAAGAGTCAATAAATAAATTAGTAGGGTGGGTGTAGTGGCATGAAAGGAGCTATATGGATTATTGGTCTGTTGAAGTAATGTACTACGATGATGGGCATCAGGAACTCAATACATATATGGTTAAGGCACAGGATCAGAATGATGCCATGAACAAAGCACATCATCGCTTTGAAAAATCCCATCCTGGTATAAGTTGCATGGTTCAGAATGTAGAAAAGGCAGGTGGCTGAGGTGGACTTCAAATGCAAGTGTGGCAGTGAATCTTTCTTTATCCAGAGCAAAGGTAGCCAGATTGGATTGTATTGTTCTGTTTGTGGCAAGTGGCAGAAATGGCTCACTAAGAATGAAGTGAGACAGTTTGAGTACGAGACGAATACGTTGGACTCAAAAGAAAACAATCCTGATGATGATTTTTATGAAAAATTTGCTTTAACTCCATGGGGTTGTTTACATTGTGCTTTTAGAGATTTTGGTTTAGACCTTCCTGAAATCTCTGGTAAGATGGCCGATGCTCTTATGGAAGATTTCTTCGAGGTTATGAAAAAGCACGGATTGTTGAGAAAGAGTAAGAATGATTGAAAACATTGAACACGAAAACAATCAAAATAACCAGACAGATTTGTACAATCGACTATTGGCTAGAATCAGCCAAAGCGCTATTAGAGTATCAACTGTAAAAGAGCCTCATACTTATATGAAAGCATTTGGAACAAATGAGCTCAAACGAATTCTAGCGGAAGAATTTAATATCCAATAAAAGTGCCGTTCTAGGAGGCGACTATATGGAAAAGAAATATGTAAAAATCTATAAATGCCGTGGATGTGGTCGCGATGTTATTAAACATGATGTGGATTTATCTGCTACTGAACAATGGAGCCTTTCTGGAATATTTGAAGACAAATATAAGGTGACAGAACTATCTGGCGGTTCTAGGCTTTCTGGACAGAATAAATTCCTGCTTCATCGGTGCGATCCAGAGAAGCTTTGTGTTTGTGATTTCATTGGGTGGAAAGAAATCGAGGCTAAAAATGATTAACGATCCTTTTGCAGAAGATGGTATCATTTCCTGCCAGTGCTGTGGCAGTGGTGAATATCTCTTTAATGAAGATGGTAACCGTAATGGTTACTGTGGTAACTGCGGAGCTAGAATCGACTGGCCGGAAGACGATATGAGTACGATTTTATAAATAAAATTCCGCTTTTATTAGAAAGGAAAAGTATGTTTAAGACTTTCAAAAATACTGCCATATGCGTACTTTTAGCAGCAATTATGCTAACTGGATGTAGTACAAGTGTGAAAAACTCAGTAGGGAATGTAGCTGTAGAGAATGACTGGTTCTATCGTATTAGCGATACCCCTATGGTATACGATAAGGATACACGCATTATGTATTACTTATTCAGTAAATACGGCGGATATCAAGGCTTCGGCTATATGTCTCCTTATTATAATGAGCACGGTCAGATGTGCTATTACGTTGATGGTCAGATTATTCCTGTCGAGGAAGTGTTAATCGATGTGGACTGATTTTACGATTGCTGTCTTAGCAACTCTAATTATGATGGGCTGTTGCATCCGATGTGAGCAGCTTATCGTTGAAGTGTCCAAGGCAAGTTTTGATGACGAAAGCACACAGAAGTTCTTTTGTGGAGTTGTGAACGTTGCTATTGTCGTGTTTGCAGCACTACAGACGTTTAAGCATTGAGGTAGTTTAAGATGGCGAAATATATTCCTGAAAATGCTCGATGGGCGGATATCACTCCTTTGCTAGATGAGATTGACAGTGGCTTAAAACATATGCGCTTTTATGACGAACGAGATGACTATTCCGATTTCCTAGCAGAAGAACGCGAAGACCTACTAAGGCTTCCGAGAGCAGAATCTAATACAGTTCGTGCTATTGCACACTGGAATCACTGGCCGTGCGATGATGAGGAAGACTTTGTATATCATTGCTCTAATTGTAATGAACAGTTTTACGAAGATTTTTTCTATCCGCGCGAGACGCCTTGTGTCGGCTCTGAGAAATACAAGCCTTTTAAGTATTGTCCCTATTGTGGGGCAAAAATGGAGGGCGTTAAATGAACTACGCTAAAATCGTTCCATGTGATATAGCGAATGGTGAAGGGGTGCGCGTCACACTTTTCGTGCAGGGTTGTACGCATCATTGCCCCAGCTGTCAGAACCCTACTACATGGGACCCGAATGGTGGTCAGCCATTCACAGATGAAACGCTTGATAAAATTGTAGATTTACTTCGACCTGATTATATTCAGGGGCTTACGCTTACTGGTGGAGACCCACTGTATCCAGAGAACAGGGAGATGATTTGCAAAATTCTAATAAGAGTCAGACACGAGTTTGAAGGAAGCAAAGACATTTGGATGTGGACTGGATATACATGGGAAGAATTGATTCAACAAGCGGCAGAAGAATTGAAATATCAAACTATTCCGACAACGGTAACAATTATTCGAAATATAAACGTGCTAGTCGATGGCCCATATATCGAATCCAAACGAGATATCTCTTTGCCGTACATGGGGAGTTCCAATCAACGTGTAATCGGCTGTAATAAGAGTTTTGCTTTACGAAGACCAGTCCTTTGGTGGACTCCAGAAGATAAGAAAGGAAAATAATATGGATTTAGGAAACGCAACTAAGTATTTTGGACGTAACGGAACTATTGAGGCTTGTTCTCGTGCTTATCGCCCTAACATTAAAATCAATAAACTGTACGAAGATGCTCATCTGCCGACTTATGGCTCAAGAAACGCTGCTTGTGCAGACCTGTACGCTTATATTGGTTTTGATGATGCAACGATGGTGAATAAGAACGGTGACCGTTGTATTATGATTCAGCCTGGCGAAACCGTTAAGGTTCATACTGGTCTGCGGATGGCTCCGCCGGAAGGTTGGTATGTCGCTATCTATGCTCGCAGCGGTTTGGCAACCAAGCAGGGACTTGCTCCTGCGAACAAAACAGGGATTTGCGATCAGGATTACCGTGGAGAGTATATTGTAGCACTACATAATCATTCTAATATCCCTCAAATGATTACTCACGGTGATCGCATTGCTCAGATGGCAGTTGTTCCGTTCTGGCAGGCTGATTTTGAAGAAGTTTCCGAATTGGACGAAACTGAGCGCGGATCCGGTGGGTTTGGGAGTTCTGGAAAGTGAGGATACTATGAAAGTATTTCACAAAGAATGTGATGGGAATACGGTTGGTTTTGCCTGTGTTGTTGATGGGGAGAATTTTATCGAAAAACGGTTTTCCTCGGAAAAAGAGACTTTAATGTATTGTATGGCATTGGAAGACCTTGGATATAAAGAAGTAGACGCGATTTTTCTATGTGCGTGGAACAAAGAAAAGTTGGCAAGAGAAGATCTTGAGAAAATTTGTAAAGAGCGTGAGAGCTTTCAGAAAAGATTATTCTATGTAACGCAAAAATTTTTAGAAGCTAGTAATGAGTTCGAGAAACATAAAGAAAGATATAATATTACAGAGTAAAGGAGAAAATGATTATGGCTAAGTATTTTTATGTTTATCACGTTAATGATGGCACCACTGATTGCATCGTAAAGATGTTCAACACAGACTCTGTTGTCAATGGCAAGAAGAGTACTTATATCGCTGAGAAAAAGGTTGCATCCAGTGATCTACAGGGTTTTACCAG